AGCCCCAGAGCGGGGCAGGGTGCGCAGTCGAGCGCGTGCGGCCCCAGAGCGGGGCAGGGTGCGCAGTCGAGCGCGTGCAGCCCCAGAGCGGGGCAGGGTGCATATGGTCCAGTCGGTGCTAATCGAACATGGCGTTACTCGTTCCCTAAACAAAAATGGCGCGCTGGCCCGGATTGGACTAGCGCGCCACTATTACTTAGCGGGCTGGGTTGGTTAGGTGCAGCGATGCACCGTACCGTCTGGATCTCGGCGCGCGAGCAAGCGCATGCCCGGATCATATGCGTATATTGCACCGTCGGCCGTTTCGGACGTTGTGCAGCCTTCGCGCCATCGTTTGCCGGTCAAGTTCCTGAAAAGCCGCTTTGCCTGCGCTACTGTCATCACTGACTCCTCTCAATCTGATTACGCCAGAAATCCCGCTCGCCGCGGTACATGTCCGCCATCTCGCGAGACTGACCCATCGCTAGCAGATCGGTGCAATTCGCGGCAAAGCGGTGCAATTCGTCCAATGTGGGCGATTCGGGCAGGCTGCGCAGCAATGCGCGGCCCTCTTTGATGCCTAGGAGATACGAGTCTGTGACGGTTGCGATCATGCTGCACCATATCCATTCGAGTCGATGTGATCGGCCGCGCGTTCTGCAATTTCGGCCATGCTCAAAATGCGCAATGCGCGTGCCCGCTCACTTTCGGCATATTCGCGCAATGATTGCTGTGCCGATTTACCGGGTGATAACAGAATGTCAGTTTTGCGGCCGTTCTCATCGATGCATGCATATGCATGCGCGCCCACTAGCATTGTGATTTTCATACCATTTGCTCCTCTCAGTTCCAGCCGGGCACATCAAGACACAAGCCATTGCTGCGCACGGGACGAATTACAGTGCCTAAGCCGGTCATGTCTCAGTTACTCCGGTTGTTACAGTGTCCAATCATGCCCCGGCGTGTCGTGTGATGCAGCCGGGGCATGTAGGGAGACTGTTAGCGTATCCACATACTGGCAGACTCGCCATATTTGCTGGTGACGCGATATTCTCGCCAATTGTCGATATGGCGATATAGCTTGACTTGGAACATCGGCCTACCGTTGCGCGGCTTGCGCATGCCTGCGCGCCATGCTCGTAATAAGCGGTTTGCACGTTCGCGGGTCATGTCTGAATCTTCGCGCGGCTTGTAATCTTCCCATTGCCATAAAAATTGAGTCATCCGAATCACTCCTCAACCCCGTTGATTGCCATCCAGCGGTTAAGCCATTGCCGTGCTTGTCCGGCCGCTGCAGCGCCATGCAAACCGGCATCCCGTGCATTGTTGCGCAACAGCCTTAGGGCGCGCGCGCGGTCAAAGCGGCCGGTTGCGTGATGTTTGGATAGCGTGGCGAATGATTTGCGCAGGTTGTGGGCCCAGGGTGTCATGCTTCCAGGCCCTCCAGTTCAGACATTGCAGCGCTGGCCCACAATTCTACTGCATAACTGAGATAGAAACACGCCAGTGCACTCCAGCCGCTATCGCGTGGCGGTTGCGGCAATTCGCCCATTTGATCATCGATGTATTGCAACACGTCGTCACCATCGCGGGACATGGTGTCCGATACAGCATGATATGTCACAGCGGGCATGTATGCGCCACTTGCGCAGCCACCTTCACATATCGCGATGATGTCAGCACACGATATGTCCTGATCGATCCAGGACGGGACGTCAATGTCGAGAATGTCTCGCACGGGGGAATCATTGTTCCAGATATCGTCGTGTGTCATATCAGTTACTCCGATTACATGCGTGCATTAGATACGAATAATAATAGCGCGCGGTTGATCCGTTTGCGTTTCGTGGCTTGCGGTACTTGTTAGCCGTTGCCGCGTCCAATATGTTTTGCACATGCTGCGAATTAAGCGTGTGAAAGTCACGATTGAACGGGATGCAAAACACGTTGCATATGGCGCGTGCTTGGTCAGGGGTGAGTCTCATTCTGCGCGCTCCATCATAACGGCCAGTGTGTTGCGTGCGTCCTCAATTGCTTCGGGTTCCAAGTCGCGCACAATCTCTTCCAGGTAGTCGCCAGCATCGGACTCAATACCCCAAAGAGATGCACTACCTAATTCAATGCCGGTGACAGCATGTGAGACGGTGACAATCACGCCTACATAGGACCATTCGTCATTGCACCAGGCGCGCAACCGTTCGTAATCGTCGCGCGCAGCCATTGCTGCATATTGGCGCGGCGATGTCATGGCGCGCAGTCGCTCATAGCATTGTGCATACGATGCATTCGGGCAATCGTGCCAGTCCGAGTCAGCGCATAGCAGTGTGCGACCGTCAAAAAATTGCATGTGTCGCTTGTGCAGGCCGTTGGCGCCGCGCTCCACTGCATCACTGTACGGGCTTGGCCCCCATCCATCCCGTCGCGCAATCCGGCATGCTTCGGCGAAGTCGTAATAGCGCTTGCTGTGATCCGTACCACATGAGGCGCGCCCATCGCCTGATAGGACTAATTCACCGGGTAGCTTTACGCGCATCGTCCAATCGCTGACCGGTCCATGACCGTCATCTTCGATCCATGGCGCGCCATGTGAGTCGTCATGCTCAATAGTGGCGCGAATGATCCATGCGCCCTTGCGTGTCTCTCGGTCCATATCGGTTACTCCTCAATTATCGTCTCTAATATCTGTCGCAACGCACTTCCCGGTTGCAATGCGCGGCGGATCTCGATCCAGGCCAGCGCCACGGCTATGGTGCCAATGGTGAGCCATGCGGCGGTCATGCGCCTTGCTCCAGCCGGAGCGCTTCGGACATATGCCTAGCGGCATCATGGAGCGCGCGGGCGGTCATACCCCATTTGCGCGCCCTCAGGCTATCGCCAGCCATTCTGTAGCCGCTTGCACGGGCATCAGCCTTGTGCGCCAAGTGCATCATGCGTTCGATGTCTGCCTGAGTCATGTCACCACTCCCCATAAATGCGGCCATCAACGTCAATCCAGACGTCCATGCGGAATATGTCCGAAACTCCGGCATCGGGCAGACGAAACGGGACAGTGTAAACCATGCTGCCGTCACTCTCAGGATAGCAGCTTATCGCGCTAGAAATCACGCGCGCGCCATGGACGGTTTCAACCGTATAGCGTTCGGCGGTGATGGAATTAAGCGTCATGTCGGTTACTCCGATTCGTTTGCGTTGCTCATTGTGTCGCATATTGTAGCATCTGATGCAACCTCTGCGTGCACGACCATATGTCAGCGATTGCACATTGCATCAATGTAAGTGGGGCTGTCGTTCGGGGAGTTCGGTGCAATCACTCAGTCACGCGCCAGAATACCAACCCCTTCACGCTCTTCAGCTTGCCGGCGCAACACTGACTCACTGCGGACTGTGTAACGCCAGTGCGCTCAGCTGCCTCCGATTGCGTCCGATACGTCTCGCCATTGCTGCAGGCGATTGCTTGGGCCTTATTGTTCACATTGGTGCCGTAAGCATTGCAAATAGGTACGTCACCGCCGGCTTGAGTTATATCGTAAAGCATGCGACCGCGCAGAGATTCGCACTCCGCCTTGTCGCCCATATGGCGCACGTGGATCGTAACTGCATTGATATCGGGGCGAGCGATCGATTTGCGCCATTCGCTATTCCGCCGCGCTTCCACCATCAGGAACACGTCGGACAGTTTACAGACTTCAATGAGCATGGTTCGCGGCGGGGCTCCGGCTATCATCATGCCGTATTCCACAACACAATGGCTTGCTTGCAGGTCAGTAAGCGTGGCGAGCATTGGGGCATCTTGGTGCATTTTGGTTCCTATCTATAAGAGGTTATCAATAAGTACGTTTTCAGCATTCGAGAGAGAATTCAATCTATAATAGATAATAATGAATATCCATAATGTATAGGAATCTCTGCGGGAATGCAATCGGGTTTGTCCGTTCGGTCCACTTGGTGCGGTTGGGTGAAATCGCGAAATAAGCATTAATGATACGTCCTAGGTGCTATTAGTTAATACTGAACGCGACAACATGCTACAATTGCTACAGTGCCTAAATAATGACCTCACAAATGCGCCATATTGCACCGATTGACGCAATATGCGGCATGTGTGGCATCGTGGGCGTGGCCGCTCGATCCAGGCCCACGCGCCCCGAATTGCGCAATGTGTACAATTCCGCATTGCTGCAAGGTTGATAATGCACATTATGTTAAATGCCGGGGCGCGTGGGCCAGATGGTACACATTGGCCGGCTGGCCTGGGGTGGGGCATGCGGGGCTCGACTGGCTCCATTCCTCCCCCTTGGCGCACCCGTCTCAAATAAACCAATGAAATCAATAGGTTAGGTCAGTTCACGCAAGATAATTGCGGCAAGTTGAAACAACCCCCTACCCCCACGCAATATTATTACCTTTGCCCCAATCCGAAAATTTTGAGAATCTGCACCAACCTCTCCTTACACACCTGTATGCACCACTTGAACCACATGCCCCACCCTGGTACGGGTGCAGGAAACGATCAGACGGCAGCGAGGCACCGAAGGGATGCGGGCCGGCTCAACATCCCACCACGCAAAAAAAAAACGCCTCGGAATGACCCGAGGCGCTAAGGGTGAGGTATCACTCGTCCATCGCGAGTTGCTCTCTCACCCACGCAATACGGTTCGGATCGAGGTGCTGTGTGGCATTATTGCTGCGCTCGTAGTACTCTTTGAAGCCAAACGGGTAAGGTTTACCGTTGAACATTTGCATGAGTTCACTATGAAGTTGATCATGAAGGGATACATCGTAAAATACGGTATTGTTCCGCAGACCAGACACCCTATAATAAGGTTTCCAGTCCGGTGCACCACGCTCGACCCAATCGAGCCAGTCCTGTAGATACGCTTTGAGTTTGTCACTGATCATCACACTGCTCCATCGTAACCCCGCCCCACAATCCCGACACGCCCGCATAGACACCTGTCCGTTGGTCCCATACGGTGTAATGCTGCTCGTCGACGCATGCGAACAACCATGTCCCGTCGCTATCGATCACCCGCACAGGCAGACCTGTGGAGGTGCGTAGCGGTTTGGTCGGGTCAAGCATTGACATCGAGCCACAGGTGCAACACGCACGTGAGAAGCAGTAGACCACAACCGAAGATCATGTCACCTGTAGGGTTTAGGATGGTTTGCCCAATGAACCATCCTGTCGCCAAACCTAACACCATACCCATCTCGACTCACTCCTCTAGTTACACTGATGTAAGTACCATCATGACCCACTTGACGCAAGTGCACTATCCGCAGCATTATGTCTGAATGACGCACCCCATTCGCATCGAGCCGGCGTACAATCGCCTCACCACGTCCGAGCGCGCCATTGTGGACCTGCTGGTCAATCACATGCAGGCGACGGCGCATCTCAAGCAGGAACGCATCAGTGCGGTGCTCGACCGTGACTGGCAGGTACCGGAGGGGCTGATCGACGACGAGGCGCGGGCAGTGTTGCAGCGCCCGTTCGTGACCGCGGCGCTGCACGAGCGCATCAGTGCCCTGTCCAGTCAGCAGGATCTCAGTGTCGAGTGGTGGCTGGGCGAGGTGATGAATGTGGCGAGTAGCGACATTTCCGACTTCTTCAGCGTGCAGGTGAACGCGTTGACCGGAGAGCGCGAGTTATTGCCCGACATGACCCGCGTCGACCCGGGGAAGTGGAAGGCTGTGAAATCGCTCGAAATCGAGATGCCCGCCGCGTCCATGGATGGCGCGCGTGGTCGAACGAAGTACAAGATCCAGTTCTGGGACAAGATGGCCGCACTCGACCGCATCGGCCGGTTCATCGGTGCTGCCGATGCGGACAACCCGTATTGGGCGCAACGTGGCCCCGGAATGACCCAGGCGCCCCAGGTCGCAGCAGATGCGAGTGTGGAGGATGCGGGTGAGGCGTATTCGAGGATGCTGGGGGATGGGTGAGCGGGACACAGGCCCCGCTCTTGCATACTGATGCCGCATCGCTTACAGGTTGTCAAGTAGATGCAGGAGACCCCGCTGTGAGCAAGAGACCGAGCGATCAGGAAATCCTTGATGCTCTCCGCAGGTGGGGAGGGTCAGCACCAACCTACGTCATCAAAAACCGCCTACAATTAGAAGGTTTCTCAGTGCGGACACCATGGGTGTTGAGGCAAATGAAACGCCTTGAGCGCAATGGCGAAGTTCAGCGCGTACCGACACCATACGTTGTAATGATCGTATGGTCGCTCACCAGTGCGGGGACGACATGACCCACATCACACCCCTGCGCGACCCGCGCGCCGACCAATGGTCCGAAGATGCCGCGTATTTGCGCGAACTGGCCGACCGCATGGAACGCGGCGAGATCAGCGAGTGCGTCGTCGTGCTGAATGACCGCAAGGGTGGGAATTTCGAACGATGGGCCACATTCGACGATCGATGGCGCATGTTGGGTGCGTTGGAGTATGCTAAAAGCGTGGTGGGTAACGCACCCTGACCCATGCAAGCCGACCTGTTCGACCCGCCTCCGCCGCCCGAACCGCCAAGCACCGCACTATGGCGCCCGAGGCCGTGTGGGCGCGAGCAGTGGCCCCCTGACTACCGCGGCGCGCTCTTGTGGCGCATGGACATGCTGACCCGTCTCAGGTCCGATCCTGCGGCCCTCGCCAGCGCCCGCGCGTATTACAGCACTCGACCCGCAGAGTGGATCACGCACTGGTGCGACACATACGACCCGCGCAAGGCACGGTTGAAATGGATGCCGTTCATACTGTTTGAGCGCCAGGCCGAGTACATCCAGTTCCTTGAGGATCTGCAGCGCGACCAGGAAGGTGGTCTGGTCGAGAAATGCCGCGATGCAGGCGTGTCATGGCTCACCATCGCGTACACTGCGCACAATATCTTGTTCCGTGAGGGTGTCGCGGTCGGCTGGGGTAGCCGCAAGCAGGATCTCGTCGACAAGCTGGGCGACATGGACTCGATATTCGAGAAATTGCGCCGCATGATCGACCGACTGCCCGACATCTGGAAACCGAAGGATGTCACGTCCGGGCAGCTCAAGTTTATCAATAACGACAACGATGCCTCGGCAACAGGCGAGGCGGGTGACGGTATCGGGCGAGGCGGGCGCAAGACGTGGTACGCTGTGGACGAAGCGGCCCACATTGAGCGACCTGAAACGATCGAGGCGTCCTTGGGCGACAATACCCGTGTACGCGTCGATATCTCGTCCGTGAACGGCACCGGCAACCCGTTTCACCGCAAGCGCGAGACCGGCGTGATCTGGGAACCATGCAAGACGATCGAGCCGGGCAAGACGCGGGTGTTCATCTTCGACTGGCGCGACCACCCGGAAAAGACGCAGGAGTGGTTCGACAGGCGCCGCGCGCAGTACGAGTCGCAAGGCATGCTGCACATCTTCGCGCAGGAAGTCGAACGCAATCACAGCGCCGCAGTTGAGGGAGTCATCATCAGCCGCGAGTGGATCGAAGCATCTGTCGACGCGCACCTGTTGCTCCCGGTGATGAAGCACGCCTATCCGGGTAACTGGATGGCGGGGCTCGACGTGGCCGACGAAGGTCTGGACAAGAACGCACTCGTATTGCGGCAGGGTGTCATCTTGCGCAGTGCAGCCGAGTGGGGCGAACGTGACCCAGGCGTGACGACACGGCACATGTTGGGTCACTTGCGCGAGATCGGGCGACGTGATCTCGATATTCAATACGACTGCATCGGTGTAGGCAGTGCAGTCCGCAGCGAGTACAATCGTCTGGTCGCGGCTGGAGAAATCCATGAGTCCGACTACCGCATGATCCCGTGGCATGCAGGGGCGAAAGTGGTCGAACCGTTCGCCCACCTTGTACCGGACGATGACAAGTCACCGTACAACCGCGACTTCTTCCACAACATGAAAGCACAGGCATGGTGGTCCATGCGTACTAGGTTCTACAAGACGTGGAAGGCTGTACAGGCGCACCGTGCGGGCGACGTGATCGAATATGACATCGACGAACTGGTGAGTATCGACAGCACCATGGGATATGGTGCACTTGAGAAATTGAAGCAGGAGTTGTCGCAGCCCACCAAGAGCCAAAGCGCTGCATCGTTGAAGATGGTTGTGGACAAGACCCCGAAAGGGACCAAGAGCCCGAACATGGGCGATGCTGCGGTAATGGCATATTTCCCGGCGCCGGAAGGTGGGTCGAGTGCGGAAGTGGGGTCGTATGGAGGTTGATACCGCCGACTGTCAGTGTTAGAACTGACATGTTATGACCAAAGCACAACAGTCCGCTCTGAAATGGCTCACTGATAGAGGTGGCGACGCAGTGTTCGACAAGTTCGGTGTTGCGCTGGCACAGGGAGAAAGTGCCCCGGTCGAACGAAAAACGTGGAATGCATTACGAGACTTGGGTAAGGTCGAGTTTTATGGCGGCAGGCGCGATGGCGGGTCTGGCTACGGACGTTTGAGGTTGACCTGATGCAGATGCGCGCATTGCTCAATTCCACCGCTCTGACCGGCTTTGCCAGCGGTGTACCGATCACGCCCGAGATCGTTTCGCAGACCCGCGAGGGCCGGGCGCACGGTGGTGGCGCAGCCGAGTGGACCGACCCGATGCTGCGCCGATCGGCCGACAGCAAGCATATGCTCCCGTTCTGGGACAAGGTGGACGACGTTCTCGACGGTATCGACGGCATGCGCGCGAAGGGTGAGGAATACCTGCCCAAGTTCGTCGACGAGGACAATCGCGACTACCAGTTCCGCCTCAAGTGCACCAAGATGACGAACGTGTACCGGGACATCGTGGAAGGTCTCTCGGGCAAACCATTCGAACAGCCGGTCATGCTCACCAAGAGCGAGGAAATGTCCAATCCGCCCGACACGATCAAGCAGTTTGTCGAGGATGTGGATGGCTCGGGCAACAACATCACCGTGTTTGCCGGCGCGACGTTCTTCAACGGGATCAACAACGCGCTCGACTGGATTCTGGTCGATTTCGACAAGCCTGCACCGGGCACACCGCGACCGGTCAACCGGGCTGATGAGATCAAGCTGGGGCTGCGCCCGTACTGGTCCCATATTCTCGCCCGCAACGTGATCGACGTGCAGAGCAAGGTCATCGCCACGCGCGAGGTGATCACATACTTCAAGGTGTTCGAGCCGGGCAAACCGGACCACATTCGCGAGTTCATTCGCAATGACGATGGGTCGGTGGTGTGGAACCTGTTCGAGAAGCAGGAGCAACCGGTCGGCGAGGGTGATGATCGCACGCACTTCCTCAAGATCGACAGCGGTCGCGTCAGTATCGGTCGCATTCCGGTCGTGCCGTTCGTGACCGGGCGCCGTGAGGGACGCACATGGCGCGTCTCGCCGCAACTCAAGGATGCGCTCGATCTGCAGGTTGAACTGTACCAGGGCGAGAGTGACCTGAAGTTCGCCAAGAAGCTGACCGCATTTCCTATGCTCGCCGCGAACGGCATCCAGGCTGAGAAGGATGCGAGCGGGAACCCGAAGCGTCTGGCTGTCGGCCCGAGCCGGGTGCTCTACAGCAAACCCGATGGTGCCACCGGTCGAGTCGGCACGTGGTCATATGTGGAGCCCTCGGCAGAAAGCCTCAAGTTCCTCGCGTCCGAGAATGAGGCGATGATCCGCGAGTTGCGCGAGTTGGGCAAGCAGCCTCTCACAGCGCAGTCGGGGAACATCACCGTCATCACTGCTATGGTTGCAGCCGGCAAGGCCAAGAGCACGGTCAAGGGTTGGGCAGTGATCCTCAAGGATGCGCTGGAGAACGCTTTGGTGCTCACCGCTGCATGGCTTGGGATCACGGATTACGACCCGGAAGTGTACGTGCACATCAACTTCGACGATTACAGCGAAGGCGAGGATCTGGACGCGCTGCTGCGCATGCGCGAGCGCAGTGCCGACAAGCAGCCTGACATCTCTCAGGAGACACTGTGGGACGAAATGAAGCGCCGCGGTGTGCTGTCCAGTAATTTCAGCAGTGACACCGAAGAACGACGACTGCTTGACGAATTACCCGGTGATGGGCCAGATACCGTGCAAAGTGACGCACAAACGATGGAGTGACGCATATGATGAAGATGAACCGTGTGGTGGCACTGCTCACCACGACCATGATGGTCGGTTTCGAGAACAAGGCCGGTTGGAAGAAGGATGAGAGCGGCGCGCTGGTGCTCAACGATAGCGGCGACCCGGTATTCGTCGACGGTGAGGGCAAGGAACTGGTGGTGCGCGGCAACACCATCCCTCAGATGCTCGGTGAGAACCGCAACTTCCGTGAACGGCTGCAGGCGGCTGAGACCAACCTGAAGAAGTTCGAAGGGCTTGACCCCGAAGCCGCCCGCGCCGCGGTGGACAAGCTGGCCGGCGTCGATCTGGACAAGATGGTCGAGAGCGGCAAACTGGAGGAAGTGCGGCAGTCGATCACGCAGCAGTTCCAGGGCAGGCTGACCGACGCCGAGAAGCGTGCGCAGGAACTCCAGTCGCGGCTCGACGACCAGATCCGCAGCACGGCTTTCTCGCAGAGCGAGTTCGTCCGCGATCGTGTCGCGATCCCGCCGACGCTGTTCCAGAAGGAGTTCGGCGACCGGTTCAAGGTCGAGGATGGCAAACTGGTGCCCTACGACAGTGACGGCAATGTGCTCTATTCGAGCAAGAACATGGCGTCGGTCGCATCGTTCGACGAGGCCCTGTCCATGATGGTCGACAGCTATCAGTACAAGGACTCGATCCTCAAGCCGATGGGTCACGAGGGCAGCGGAAACAGCGGCCAGGGTGGCAATCGCAGCCAGTCGGGCCGTCGCATCACTCGCGCCGAGTTCGACGGGATGAACCCGGCCCAGCAGGCCGCTGCGGCCAAGGCGCAGCGTGCGGGCGAAATGACCATCGTGGATTGATGGTGGGTCGGTGCTGTACCGACCCACTTGACACTTACCACATAGTAGGGTAGGTGATTCGCATATCGCATTCTGATCGATCCATTGGAATGCGGAGTAGTCCTTAGTAGTGGTGGGGCGCAAGATTTCAGGGGTGGTGGAGGATCGAGTACGCCACCCTACACTACAAAAACGACTGAATCTCTCGGTATGCACCGAGCCGCAAGTGTCACAGAAGGCCAATGTGATGCGTACAGTGGTTTAAACTCGGTGCATATCCAGGGGTTCCATCGCCACATGGCTCATACCCATGTGGATCACTACTTTGGATAGCGGACGGGAGTAGTGACCCGAGCCGCACCCCGCGAAATCCGGGCAACCGGGTAATGATCGTAATTCGATCAACGTAGGACAATCGGAGACGCGGGTGCGAATCCCGCCACCTCCACCATCTACTGTCTGGCTAAGGCACATACCGTAGTCCCTGCCACAAGCGCTAAATCGATAAGACAGGGCAGACAGTAGTTGACGGGGGTGAACCAGGATCGATCCGAGCGACTGAAATTGAGCGCGATCAAGTGAGGCCCGACTTCAACAGGACCGAAACCATAAATGTCGCCAATGACAACGACATTCAGGATGTACGCATTGCTGCGTAAGCACTGACGGGACTGGCCCACCTTGGAACAGAACGGGCCACTATACTGAGTGGGTTTCCACACCCTCTGTATGCTTCGGGTGCGTCTGGATGACGGGGTTGATCACCTTCTGGTTCGATTCCAGAGACAGGATGGAAGGGTCGGTTCGAATCCGGCTGATCCGAAGCATACAGAGGGTCCGCGCAAAGCCGCGAGGTGCGCCGGGGTTCAATTCCCCGTACATCGGCCGGGTGGTGCCCGGTGGACCCGTGAGTTTCGAGATGCGTCGTGAGTAGCGGGTGGAACCGCAAGGGGCGATGAGCAAAGTGGGATAAAAGCAGAGAGACGACCTTGCCCCACCACTGAGAGATTTGCAGTGGCTCCAACCACATAAGCGGTCGATCGGTGTCGGTCGGACGAGTTTCCGTTGGCACGGATGATAGCCCCGCATGACTCACATCATGCGGGGCTTGACGCATTTGAACCATTGTGTCACTCTGCGCTCAAGTCGAAGAACCGGTTGGATGACCGTGACGACTGCTCGATCGAAGAACCGGTTGGATGACCGTGACGATCTTCCAGAAATCGCTATTCAACCGTGAGGTTCACATGACTCGTCTCGTTTCGGGTGGCATGACTGCCATTCTCGCTTCGCGCGCTGCGCCCATGATCGGCCACCTGTCCGATTACAAGATCGGCTACGACAACACGCTCACCGGCCTCATTCCCGACCTGTACGAAGGTCTCGATGTCGTGTCGCGCGAACTGGTCGGCATGATCCCGTCTGTCTCGCGTTCCGCAACCGCCGAACGTGCTGCAGTCGGTCAGGACACGGTGTATCACATCGCGCCCGCTGCTAACCTGTTCAACGTCACCCCGTCCAACGTGATCCCCGACCCGACCGGCCAGACCATTGGCACCGGCTCGCTCACCATCACCAAGTCGCGCGGCGCCGAGTTCGGTTTCGTCGGTGAGGAACAGCGCGGGCTGAATACCAATGGTCCGGGCTACATGAACGTCCAGTCCGACATGTTCGCACAGGCCCTTCGCGCCCTGACGAACGAGATGGAAGGTGACGGCACCGCTGCCGCAATCGCCGCGGTCTCGCGTGCAGCCGGCACGGCAGGTACCACCCCGTTCGGTTCGGGTGTCGGTGACAGCGCTCAGCTTCGCAAGGTGCTCGATGACAACGGTGCCCCGGCATCGGGTCGCTCGGTCGTGATCAACACCACGGTAGGTGCCAACCTGCGCACCAACACGCAGCTTACCAAGGCGAACGAAGCCGGTTCGATCATGACGCTGCGCCAAGGTGAACTGGTCGATCTGCACAACATGTCCTTCAAGGAATCGGCACAGATGGTGTCGAGCCACACGAAGGGTACGGGTGCAAGTGCCACGACCAACAACGCAGGTTACGCGGTCGGCTCGACCACGATCACCCTTGCATCGGCCGGCACCGGCACGATCCTTGCGGACGACGTGATCACCTTTGCCGGCGATCCGCACAAGTACGTCGTCACTTCGGGTGATGCGGACGTGTCGGGTGGTGGCACCATCACCATCGCGGCTCCGGGTCTGATGCAGGCCATTCCGGCATCGGCCACTGCCATCACGGTTGGTGACAGCTACGATGTCGGCGGTGTCGGCTTCTCGCAGAACGCCATCGTCCTTGCGACCCGCGCCCCGGCGCTGCCGCAGGAAGGTGACGCAGCGATGGACCGTATGATGATCACCGACTCGCGCTCGGGCATGATGTTCGAGGTCTCGGTCTATCCGCTCTATCGCAAGGTGCGCTACGAAGTCGCAGCGGCGTGGGGCTGGAAGGCCGTGAAGACGGAGCATATGGCCCTGCTGCTCGGCTAACAGATCACTCCAACAGGAGTGCGTCACGGTGGCCCCGGTGTTTCCCATGGCACCGGGGTCATTTGTTCGATACGTTCGTGGGGAAGGAGATGACGCATGACCGAACGTGGAGTTGTTCTTTGCAAGCAGGCAGGTGTCGACGGCCCCGTCCGCGTGGACCAGAAGCAGTTCGATCTCGACCAGGAGAAGCCTGCCAAGGAGCGCGTGTGGTCCGAGTGGACCGCGAAGATCCCGACGCCGGCCGCTGTCGCCCCGGTCTCGCCCGTCAGCGATGTCACGCTGCCCAACATGCTCGTCATGAAAGAGGGCAACAACAAATTCATCGTCGTCGACGAACACGGCAAGCCGATCACGGATGTCGAAGGTATCGACCCGGAAGGCTACAAGACGCAGGCTGCAGCCGGCAAGGCGATCGAAGCGCTGACCAATGCCTGACGTGTATGGCACCAACGGTGGGTTCTCGACCTATCACACCGAACGTGGTCGCGACGTGTCGGATTATACGAGCGGCGAGATAGATGCGGCCCTGGTCGTCGCGTCCGAATGGCTCGACGCACAGTATCGTGCAGACTTCATGGGCTACAAGACGGGTGGTCAGGATCAAGTACGCGACTGGCCGCGCATCGGTGCGTGGGACGTGTACGGGTACGCGATCGCAGACGACACAATCCCGACCGCGGTGATCAACGCGACCTATGAACTGGCACTGCGCGAACTGCAGTCGCCCGGCGCAATGAGCGTCGACTACACTCCGAGCAAGTACACCAGCGTATCGATCGACGGTGCGCTGAGCGTGCGCTATGCCGACCGGTCGGCGTCGGACGTGCAGAAGCAGTTCCCGATCGTCGCCGAGATCATGTCCGTACTGATCGACAGTGGCGGTCGATCCAATCTGTCCGGGGCGTCTTATCGAGCATGAAAAGGGCCGCTGCACCGAGTGATGCAGCGGCCCATGCGACCCGACTGGCGTGGGGCTACTTGGTGCGGAAGACGAGCGTATCGGCGCCGGCGAGGTCGGGGTTGCCCTTGATCTGCTCCATGTTTGAGGTGACGCACAACTAACGCATGCTTGCAAGGTGGTCAATACTTATGAGTGTATATTCTGACGCACAGACGATTTTCGACGAACTTGCAGCAGACCCCGATCTGAAGCAAGGTTCGCTCGCATACGTTGTCGAAGAAGCCGCAGCAGGTTCGACACCGGACGCACCGGGCACTGTCACTGTCACGAGTTACCCGTTCAATGGTTTCGCGCGCACCGTCAGCACCAAGTATGTTGATGGCACCAACATCGTTAGTACCGACAAGCAATTGTCCATACCGGGATCGTTGAGTGTCGTACCTGTAGTCGGCGGGTTCGTCGACATCGACGGATCACGCCACAAGATCGTCCGACTTGACCCGATCCCGGCAGCGGGTACACCTGTCACGTACCGGACGTTTGCGAGGCGATAATGGACCGTTTCGAGCAACTGCTTGCTCAGCTTGCACCGCAGATCGCGCAGGCGTTTCGTGAAGCAATCCAGACGATTGTTGATGATGTGGTGCTCAAGGAAGTCATCGTTGCACTTGAAGCGAATGATGTCGATCGCGCATTTCGTGCACTCGGAATCACGGAGCCCGTGTATAATCCGCTCATTGCAGCCATCCAGTCCGTGTTCGGTCAAGGTGGGCAGGCTGCGCTGCTGTTGATGCCCGTCCGCATCCCGGCAGGTGATGGAGTGACGATGGTGCCGAGGTTCAACATGCGCGACAAGCGAGCCGAAGAATGGTTGTTTCACGAGAGCAGCAGCCTCATCGTGAACATCACAGGTGATGCGCGCACTGCTGTGCAAGCGGCGCTCCAGCAAGGTCTTGCCGAAGGTCGCAATCCTCGCAATACCGCTCTGGATCTAGTCGGGCGCATTGACCCGCAGACAGGGCGCAGGACGGGCGGCACGATCGGTCTGGGGCAACGTGAGCAGCAGTGGGCCGCGAACGCTCGCCAGCGTCTCCTGTCGCTCGATGCCGGCTATCTGGACATGGGTCTGCGCGACAAGCGGTTCGACAAGACTGTGCTCAAGGCGATCGAGAGCGGGAAGCCGCTGCCGGCAGACACGGTGGGCAAGCTGGTCGCTCGGTATCGCGACAATGCACTCAAGTTCCGCGGCGAGCAGATCGGGCGCACCGAGACACTTGCAGCGCTGAACAAGTCCGAGTGGCTGTCGATCAAGCAATCGGTCGAAGTAGGTCGCCTCACCCGTTCGCAGGTGCAGAAGATATGGATTGCGCGGCATGACGGTCACACGCGCACATCGCATCGGGAACTGGACGGAATGGCAGTCGGGATCGATGAGGCGTTCGTGTCGCCGGTCACTGGCGCACATATGCTCCACCCTGGCGACACATCGCTCGGGGCGGGCGGTCAGGAAGTGATTGGATGCCGGTGTCGGGTGCGCTATAAAGTGGATTGGTTCGAGGGCGCGAGATGACCGATAACAAGCAATTCGTCGCGACTGTCGAGAATTGGGTCGCAGATGCCGAAGAACGGGCGCTCATGGTTGCTCGCGATGCCATCGACAATCTGACTAACGATGCACAGACCACGACTGATCGCGGCGGGCGCATGCGTTACAAGACCGGTTTCCTGTCTGCAAGCGGTCGTGCCGCGCTCGGATCGATGCCCAGCGGACCGAACGTGCGCCCGGTCGATGCGGTCAACGGGCAGTTCTCGTGGGACGGTGATGCTGTGACCACTGTGCTCGCATCGCTCGAACCGGGCGATGTGTTCTACTACGGGTGGACGGCCAATTATGCCGAAGTCCGCAACACCTACGATGGATTTCTGGACGCCCCGGTGCAAAACTGGCAGAAGTACGTCGACGACGCCGTGATGCGCCTGCGTCGGGCCGCAGGAGACCGCTGATGCCACTCATGGACGACTCTGCGATCATCAGCACCTTGCAGAAGGCGGTCACTGCGGCTGTTGCGGCGAGCGGGACACCATCACTGCCGGTCATGTATCTGGACGTGGCGTTCACCAAGCCAAACGACCAGAAGTGGCTCGAAATCGTCTGGTTGCCGAACAATCGCCGCGGTGACTTCTGGGGCAACGAGAAGCGCTATCAGGGCATCCTGCGACTGGTGCTGCATTGGCCGAACACGATGACCGGGGTTTACAGCCCGCTCGGTGTGCTGTCGTCGATCGTCGAGTATTTCGACAAGAACCGTATCTTGTCCGATGTCAAGGTCTATGATATTCCCGATTTCACAGGGGTATTGCGCGAAGGCGACGAGCGACTCTACCCATGTTCGATCTACTATCTGTCGTCCAGGAGTTAACACGATGAAAGCACTGCTTGGAATGGCCGCGCTGGCCGGGTTCGCCAACAGCCATTCAGGCTGGAAGCTGTACATCTGCACCACCCCGCAACCGACCGACCTCGACCAGAGCGGCTTCGAAGGGCTCACTTGGGTCCAGATCAAGGGTGTCGGCAACTTCGGCGAGACGGGCGACAATACGAACATCCTGACCTACGACACGTGGGACACCGACGTGATCCAGAAGGCCAAGGGTATGACTGACGCCGGCTCGCCCGAAATCGAAGTCGAGCGCCGCCCGAGCGATACCGGTCAGACCGCTCTGCGCACCGCTGCCGCAACCAACTACAATTACGCCTTCAAGACCGAGGGTAACGACGCACCGAACGCGCTCGTTGGCAGCAGCCCGACCATTCGTTACAATCGTGGCCTGGTCGCCGGCCCGCGCGAACCGAACGGTCGCAACGAGGATTTCGATCTGGAAATCTTCACGCTCGGTCTGCAGCAGCGCCAGATCAAGGTCGCTCCGGTCGACGGCACGCCGTAAAGCGCGTGACGCCATGGGGCGGTCAGTAAGCGCGGATCAGCATGCCGCACTGAATACCGCCCCACTTACCACATTGACAGTTTCGAGGCGGTGGTGCAATTTGCCACCGCCTTTTCTTTTGGAGTGACGCACTATGGCAGACATCAGCAATCTCGTCCCGACTGCGCGAGAGATCGAAATCAAACACCCCGTGACGGATGACCCTATCGGCATTCGCATCGATCTTTGCTCGATCGATGACCCGAAGCTGAAGGCGCTCAAGCGTCAGATGACGGACAAGCGCAATAAGGCGGCGATGAAGGGCAGCCCGCTCAAGGCGTCCGACATCGAGCAAAACGAAAACACCCTCATGTTCAATGCCTGTGAAGGTTGGCACTGGTACAATCCGACCGGCAGCGAGGGCGACGATGGGTATGACCCTGACGCGATGCCTGATTTCGACGGTGAAGTGCCCGACTTCAATCAGCGCAACTTCTTCCGGGTGATCGACAGGTTGCAGTGGATGCGTCGGCAGATCGCGACTGAACTCGACGAGGAAAAGGATTTTTTTCAACTCTGACCGACGATCTTGTCACAGCGATACGGGTGCTCGTGCGATATGACATGAAGCCCCTGGACATGGACAAGAATCGTCGGGAAAGAAACGCAGCAGTCGACCGCACCAGCCCAGAGTTGATCGTACCGCCCGAGGGCGCCCACATATGGGAATGGTACTTCGACCTGTCCGACAGACTCCAGCGAACCAAGGACGGGGTGTGCACACCGATACCCCCGTCCGAGTTCGTTGCATGGGTCGCTGCAACGGGCGAGATTGTCTATCCGTCCGAGTATGCTATTCTCGGTGCGATGGACGCTGCTTATTGCGACGAGACGAACAAGGAACTCGTCGATTATCAGGCACGCGAGGAAGAACATCGCAACAAGAGGTAGCCGCTGATGAACGTCGCAGAACTTGGCTTCAGTGCTGCCACACAGCCGATCAAGGACGCTTCGAAGGATCTGCGCGATCTGAGTAAAGCGGCCAAGGATGCGGCGGGTGCTGCAAATGCTACCAGCACATCGACAAGTCGCATGTCGAGCGGACTTAGGACGGCGGCTGCAGGTCTACCCGGCCTAACCCGTGGCCTCAGTCGGGCAGCACAGGGTGCGACATTGGTCAGCAGCACAGTTTCGGAAATCGCCGGGTCTGCGACGTTGAGCGCTAAAGCGATGCTGAGTGCCGGCAGTGCTGCATCGTCGACTGCGGTGAATCTGAACAAGGTGGCCGCATCGGCATCCGGTGCGACCGGTCAACTGGACGCCCATGTCGCAGCGTGGCGCCGGTTCAATGCGACCATGAAAGGCGTGCCTCCAGCGGCAAACCAGTCCAAGTCTGCACTTGATCGGCTCGGTAAATCCGCATCGGACAACATCAACCGCATGCAGGCAACGCCAGGGAACGTCGCTGCACAGTTCCAGGATGTCGGTGTTACCGCAGCAGCGGGCATGAATCCGATGCTCATCGCACTGCAGCAGGGAACGCAGTTGGGTGCTGCAATGAGCGGCGGCTTGGCTAATCTCGGCAAAGGCATCCTTCAGTTGCTGAGCCCGATCAACTTGTTCGCTATCGCTCTGACGGCCGGCATCGCTCTGCTTATCCAGTGGGGCATGAAAGCGTTCGACGCCGGTAATGCCGCAGATGAACTTGCCGACACACTTGAGAAGGGTGCGCGCCAAGCTGATGCGTTCGGCAACGCACAGTCGATGCTCGCGAGCCTGTTCGACATCACTACGGGCAAGATGGAGCAGCAGAACAGCGTGCTCGCACAGTCCATCAAGCTACAGGCTCAGCAGAACATTCTGATTGCTCAGCGGGCACGACTGGAAGCGACGAGTGCGATCAAGGGTGTGGCGAAACCCACGTTCCTCGAAACCATGAGCAACTATGGCCCAGCCATGGCCGCTGGTGAGTTCGGCGATGTGACTTCGATGTCACAGTTGACAACCGAGAATGTTGACGATCTGCGCAGGCGCTTGAAGCCGTTAAGCAACACGCTTGGCGAGTTCACCTCGAAGGTGAATGACAACGGTTTGACGCTCAAGGGTCTCAATGACATCACGGACAAAACCATCGCGAACATTGATGCGTTGGGTAAAGCGGGTCAGTTGGCCGGTCGTGACATCATCGAAACCAAGAATGCAGTGCTCGATCTTGCTCGTGCGCGACAGGACGAGTTCGCGAACAACGACGTTCTCACGTCCATCGCGCAAGGCAAACTGACCGACAGCCTCATAACGCCGAGTAAGCGCAAGGGTGGAAAAACCGACGCTGAAAAACTGATGGATGTGTTCACAGGTGCGCAAGCCGACATCGCAGTTGAAAAGACTCGTGCACTGGCGGCAGGCATCGATGTCACCGCAAGGTCTGCAGCAATGATGACTCAGCAGACCAAACTGCTGAATCAGATACAGCAGAAGGGTATTCCGATCACGGAGGGTGTTCGCCAGAAGGTTGCGGAACTTGCTGGTGCGTATGCCGATGCCAAAGTAGCAGCAGACAACGCAGAGTTCATGAAGGGATTGTTCAAAGACAACCAGGCGACACTGCGCGGGTTACAGAACGAAATCGATCTGATCGGTAAATATGGGCGGGAACTCGCCTATGCTGCAGCTAAGGCGGAAATGCTCGCCAAGGCGCGCTCTGCCGGCATGTCCGAAGCCGATATCAACGCTCGCACGCCACTGTTCGATTCCGCAGCCGGGGCAATAGCTGATAAGACTGTACAACGTGATCGCGCGCAGTTCATGCAGAAGTTGATCGAAGATGCCGACATTCTTCAGTTGCAACTAGATCGTGAACGCGCAGCGATTGGCCTGACCGGCGAAGCAGCGATTCAGTACGCCTACGTGACTGAGAGGTTGGTGGCTGCGAAGCGTAAGCACATCGAACTGACACCAGATGAGATCAAAGCGATCGAAGCGTCGGGTGCAGCATATGCTGCACAGCGCTATGAAATCGATCGCCTGGCAGAAACAATGCAGTTCCTCAAAGATACCATCAAAGGTGTTTTCACCGAGTGGGTGCAGAACGTGCGACAGGGGCAGAATGTGTTCACCGCGTTCGCCAACGCAGTCCTGAACGCGTTGAACCGTATCATCGACCGGGCGCTCGACATGGCACTTAATAGTGCGCTCGATGCGATTTTTGGCGGATCTGGCGGTGGTATCATGGGTAGCATTTTGGGTGGTGGAGGCAGCAAGGGCCTCGTTGCACCTAAGGGTAAATCACCTTGGGAGATCATCAGTTCTCCGACGAAATGGGCAAACGGCGGTACATTCGGCGCTGCAAACGACAACGGTATCACCCCATTTTCCAAGGGTGGCTCGTTCACCAACTCGATCGTCGACAGCCCGACTCTGTTTAAGTTCGCATCGGGTACGGGCCTGATGGGCGAAGCTGGCCCGGAAGCGATCATGCCGCTCAAGCGCGGTCGTGATGGGTCGCTTGGTGTGCAGGTGCAGGGCGGTCGTAGTGCGGCGCCTGTGCAGCAGATCACTGTGCAACAGAGTTTCACAATCGAAGGATTCAGCACCAACGATGCGATCCAGACAATGCGCCAGCTTGCAATTCAGGCGAAACAGGATGCACTTCGTGAAATGCCTCAAACCCTTAACGACTATCAGCGGAACGGAACCACCGGATGACAACTATCTACGACTTCCCAACCGTTCCGGTGAGCAAGCAGGTTTTCCATGCGCCTGGGGCGGCTGCTGAGGGTGGGTACACTGCCGGCTTCGTCCGCATGCTGTCACCTGAGCCGGGCGGCCGAAGCGTGCTTGAAATGCAGATTGCGCTTCAGGTGCAGGAGTGGGACTACCCCACGACCAGTTGGCTTATGTCAATGGGCAACGGTGAGGTATTCCGGGTCAGGCTAGCACCGACACCGCAAGTGCTCAGTGCGAAATCGCCTTCCGTGACATGGGAAGACGGCATCCTGTGGTCCGGTGATGTGAAGTGGTCTGGTGACATCACCGCGACATTTGCTGCGACTGCTCTGGAGGGAGAAACTACAGTCATCGTCGATATGAGCGGTTGGGGCGACATCGCTCGCCGCGGTCATGTGATCGGTCATATGAACAACTGCTATAAGATCATGGCCGTTTCATATGATACGGCAACCGATCAAGTCACGATGACGGTGAAGCCGCCGCTTCGCAACAATGTCGCTGTGAATGATTCCGCGTACTTCAGGCCGTACTTCCTCGGTACGATAAGCAACATGGAGTCGGTACGAACCACTTACGATGCTGAGAATAATGGCGCGATCCAGATCGGCAAGATCGTCTTTGCGGAGGCTGTCGTATGAGCGATTTCGATACTCTCCTTGAAGAATATCTGGGCGATGAAGATGTACTGTCCGATATTCGCGTCGTAGTGCGTAGGCTATGGTTTTACGATTTCATCGATTACCCGACATACATGTGGCAAGGCAAGGGTCGACTGTTTACCAACGACCCGTCCGATCCGAGTGGTACGCTTGAATGGTTGGGTACGATCAACGAGCGAGATCAGGATATTCACCAGACACCGCGACTGCAAGACGGTCGTGACGGGTCGAGTGCGGCATATCAGTTCAAGATGACTATACCGGACATTCCGGGCGAGAGTGCTGGAGAGTTGTATGAAGCGCTCAAAGCGGATCAGTCGCGGGTCTATAACCGCAACCTCACTTGCTATCTCGCCATATTCAAGGACGGTGAGGGATTGCGACCGACGACACCGATTAAGTTTTTCAAGCAACTGACGATGTTTTCACCGACTTTCGCAGAAGGTGTTACACTGAACGAAGCGGGCACCATGGTTCGCTCTTACACAGTGTCGGTGACGGCGAAGGATGCAAATTTCGGTCGTTCACGTGTACCCAATCGCACTTATACTGACACCATCCAGCGTGAATATGCACGGCAACTCGGGGTAACGAGTCAAGCGGATCTTGGCTGTGAATACGTGACCGATCTCGCCAACAAGACATTCACGATCGAATGATGGATCATGTCGATCGCACGCTGGCCGAATGGCGCCGCGGGTCGCACGTCTGGGGCGTATCGGACTGCTTGCTGTCCGTAGGCGACTATCTCGCGGCGGCAGGGCACCTTGATGTGGCGAGCCTGTTCAGAGGTACCTATGACGATGAAGCAGGTGCGATGCGGCACGTGGACGATCATGGTGGGCATGCAGGCTTGATCGATCTGGTCGGGCTTCCGCTGACGGGCAAACCCGACCGTGGCGACGTGGCAGTGATCGATCTCGGGGAGGTCGAGGTAGGTGCGCTTTGCACCGGAGAAGGCTTTGCCGTCCGATTGGAGCGTGGTACGGTCGAAATCAATCGTCGGTTCGTGCGGGTCGTCGCCGCCTGGAAGGTTTGAAATGGCAAAAGTCGGCAAGATCCTGCTCGCAGTCGTCCAGATCGGTGCGATCATTGCGTTGAACTATTTTGCACCGGGTTTGGGTGCTGCGATCACAGGTGCAGCGATCGGGTCCGCTTCTGCGACTTTTGCAGCATCGATCATCGTTGCTGTCGGCACAGTCGCTATCGCCCTCGGTGGTGCACTGCTCAGTCAGGCATTGTTCGGCAGATCGCTCGACATGGGGCGACAGAAGATCAACGTCCGACTCGAGGAAGCGACCCGATGGATATGCGCCGGGCCAGTGCTGCAGGGTGGTGCGTGCGTATTCGCAGAGGTCGATAGTGGTGGGAACTTGTGGTGGATCATCGTTCATTGCGACAGTATTTTGACATCTACCCCGGCATATTACTTGGACAACAATCTGGTGACTGTGAATGCCAGCAATGATGTTACGACAAGTGACTTCACTGACGATGGTAAGATATATTGGAAAATTTGGACGCATACATACACCGAGAGCGATCCTGTACCGAGTGCCGCAACTGAACTGGCCGCAGCATTCCCATCGAAGTGGCCGACTGTTTCACACATGCTTGTCGGTACAACTTACAGTGTGATGCGCGGTCGTGCTATCAAGCTGAGAAATCGTTACAAGGTGTATAAATGGCGTGGACCACTTGGGCTCGGTGAACCGAATCTGGCAATTTTTGCCGATTGGTCCAACATGTACGATCCGCGCGATGAAACGCAGACGCTCGGTGATCGGACGACATACAAACCGTCGCGCAATCTAGCCCTGATATGGGCTTGGTGGCGCACACACCCGTTCGGACGCAAGAAGTCTGAAAGCGATGTCAATTGGGACATCATCGCTACCGAGGCTGATATCTGCGATGAGTCTGTTGTCGGTATCGAGAGCACGCAGGCACGCTATGAATGTGCTGTGGCTGCACCGGACAATACTGATCGTGTGACCGTTGAAAATAATATCCTGCTTGCTGGCGATGCACAACTGATGTTTGACGATGACGGGAAGACTTATATCGATGTGGGCGACTACGAAGCGCCTACGCTTAGTTTCGGGCGCAATCGAGACATCATCACCATGGCAAGTGTCGAGGCGCAGGATGGTGAAAGTGAGACGCAGGGTGTAATCGTTCGATATACTGACCACAATGCCAACTACACCATGCAGCCGTCAGCACCGTGGTACAACCCGAACTATTACGTGTCGGGCGAAGGTGTCACGTTCCTCAAAATCGATATCCCGACATGCTTCAATCACAATCAGGCAATGCGTTTAGCCAAGTCCGTCGGGCTTCGTTCGCAGCCGACGCACAAGATTGGCCCGACTGTCGGATTGCGCGGTATTCGCGCATTGCAAGAACGCATCGTTGACATCGTGTATGACAACCAGTTCGCAGGTGATTATGAAATCATGTCGCCGGTCGAAGTCGATGAAAGCGGTATGTTCTGCACGCTAGGACTGGTGCCGATCGACGCGAGCAGGTTCGATTTGCTTACTGGTGAGGAACTCCCGCGCCCCGCATCGTCATCGTCCGCAGGCAGCGTGTCCCTCAGTCTTCCGACAGGTGTGACCATCGGGTACAACAATGGACGAATCGAAGCATCGTTCGACAGCCCACCACGTGAAGACATTCTGTACGAGTTTCAATACATCGCACAAGCGGATTGGACTGACACTAGCGCAGATCAATGGGCGGACATGAGTGTCGATATGGACACGCTGTTCGCTTACAGCGGTGCTGTGGACAGCGGTGTTGCGCAATACATCAGATGGCGCACAGTAACGCCGGGTGGCGCATCGACCGCATGGTATGACCCACCATACTCGCTTGGTGCTGTTGTCCCGACATTGAGTTCGCCGACAAATTTTGCTGCGAGTGATGGCACTGGTGAAGTAGTAATCACATGGCGCAACCCGAACGATGTGCGTTTCGACCATGTGATAATCTACAGGTTCACCAGTGATACTTTCGGAAGCGCGACCGATATAAGCGGTGATATCACTGGTGCACTTGGTGCAAATGAGACATACACTGATACTGTAGCAGCCGGGACATATTATTACTGGTTGATCGCTTACAACAGCGACGAATCGATTTCGTCCGCCACGATCGGTTCTATTACGGGAACTTCCTCGTAGTTTCTTGCGTCTCTCGTTGCCCGGTGATAGGCTCCATTCGAATTTCTGGAAAGGTCACAGATGTCCGCCATCGACACCCTTCGAGTTGCACTTTACGGCGACCCGCCATCTGAAAGCTACAAACCTTCACGTGAAGTAGTTCTTGCCGCAGCTACGGAAATGCGGGCGGAATATCTTGACGGTATTTCACAATCAGCTCTCATCAGCGCTATTGATGTAGCCTACGCCACCCGCGCGGAACTTGAACTCGATCTTGCCTACGATGCGCCTGCAATTGGCTGGGTCTATGGCGACAGTACGGACGCAAACAACGACCTGTATACCAAGTCTGGCGCTAGCGGTGCGGGATCGTGGACACTCACCACGGCACTTCACGATATCGTCTCTGGCGAAGCCTCTACGCGCGCCTCTGCCGATGCTGATATCAAGTCGCTTTCCAACGGTTTCGCCACATGGTCCGCCCTGTCGTCCTTCACCGGCATGGAAGACGGCGACCGCACGACCGTCTATCCATCCGACACCGGCACGCACACGCCCGTAACTGGTGATTACAACCCGGCAGGCGGAGGTACTCCAAATTCAGGGCGCTTTGAATACTCGTCCAGCGAAAGTGATTGGGTCCGATATTCATCTTACTACGGCGATGCGAGCCAGATCGAGGAGACTGCCGACGCCAAGATCATGACGGCGAACGAGCGCATGCTGGTTGCGGCCCTCGCGTTACTATCCGGCAGTTTTCCTTCGCTCGCTGCCGCAAACGCCAGAGTGCTCGACTTCGATCCGTCAGACTACGGTTTCATCGCGCACTGGGGGCAGGATGCCGTGCGCCGAATGAAAGAGCGCCTGTCGGAACAGGGGCTATCCTTCCCGACGACGGAGGCGGGGCTTCTGCGCATCCTCGCCGCCAATGCCTCCGCGCTGCGGGTCGATGAAAACGGTCGGTTCGAAGGCGTGCCGTCCTATGCGTTTTCCCGCGCTCTACACAATTCGCTGATCGCCAGCGGCGACCTGCCGCGCAAATATCCTGAGCGCCGCTGGGTGGCTGTAGGCGACAGCATGACGGCGCTGCAGGATTTGCGCTATCTGATTTATGCGCTCGGGGGCTTCGATGTCGTGAACTTCGGCGTAGGGAGCCAGACCGCCGAGGAAATCCTCGCCCGGCTCGGTATTCGCCCCGCGCTGCTGAGCGTCACGGGCAATGAAATCCCGGCATCGGGTACGGTAGGCGTGACCGCGTACAACACCGATGCGCTCTACAATTCCGGCCGAAGCGGTGACATTTCCATCGCGGGGACAATCGGCGGCGTGCATTGTACGTGGTCCGGCAACAATGTGACCGGCAACCACGGCGCCGATACGTCGACGATCCTGACGCGCACGACTGCGGGTTCCGCTGTGAAGATCGCGCCGGGCACGCCGTTTATCCCTGACGCGCTCGCCAGTTACCGCAACCGCACGATCATGGCTTGCTTCGGGCGCAACCAGATCGATGCCAGCGGCGCACCAATCACGACCTCCACGCTGACCGATACTGAGGTAGCCACACGCATTGATGCATGGGAGAAAGCGGCGCTGGCGATCGACAGCATCCAGACCACGCAGTTCGCCCGCGTGCTGCATCGCGGCGTCACGACAACTGGCGCCTATGGCACAAACCCCACAGCAGGCGAGACGTCCGGCACTCAGGGATGGAAGCTGATGACCGGCATCAATGCGCGCGGCAAGACGCTGTTCGGCGAGCGCTTCGTCGACGAGCGCGGCTATCTGATCGCGCACGCGACCACGATTGCTGCGGCTATCGGCGTCACGCTCAATTCCTACGACACCGCCGACATCGCGGCGGACACTGTTCCGCGCAGTTTCCGCAATGCCAGCGACATCACGCATTACACCAGTGCTGTTTTTCAGTGGCTCAACGCCAATCTCTACGCACCCCGCGCCGCCGCGCTTGGCTGGATCTGAAAGGATAGATGAATGACACGTTCCGTTAGCCTTGTCGGCGCCGGCAGCATCCCGACCCCGACCGTTTACGCTTTTCCGCACCTTGAACAGAGCGATCCGAATGGGCGCCTGTACGCCGGTCATCAGGCGGTTCATGACTTTGCCACAGCGGTTGAGACGGCGGACAGCTTCGCACTGACCGATGAAGTTGCGAACCTTGTCGATGGCGGTGACCCTGCCGTCTGCAGTGGTATTTTCGGCGCCGGGCAGACAGCTGCAAAGGGTCTGAAATTCACCACCGGAACCAGCGGCGAAGTATTCGACCTCCCGGATGTGTTCGACCTGCTCAACCTCGGCAGCGAACCGTCTTTCGTCCTGGCACTATGGGTCAAGCAGCTCGCCTATGATGACGCGACGGCAACGCGCGGCGTTGCAGGCTATGCGCGTTTCACGACCACCTATTGCCAGTGGTCGCTTTCTACTAGGTACAGCACTGGTAACTACACCAGATTTCGCATCGGGCGCGTGAACAGCGACAAGGGCCACGATTACGGCCCGCTGACCCTCAATACGGCCACGCTGCTGACCGTTGTTGTCCGCAGAACGGGCAGCGGAACTTACACTGCGCAGTTCCTGAAGGGTGCAAACATCGTCGCCGAGTATTCCGGCACATATCCGTTCGTTAATCCGCTCGACGACGGCACGGCGACAACCCCGCGTATCGGTGCTCCTTCCGGCTACAACGCCGATCTGTCCGTCGTCGTTCACAAGGCCAATCTCTTCCGCATCGATCCCGACAATTTCGATGCCGAGTATTGGGCGACTCAGGACATCGCGCTGAATTACGACAGGTTCGCATGATCCTGACCGAAATCCTGCTCACCTCCGCCAGGCTGGGCAGCGCGACGATCACTTGTTTCGGAGATACGAACCCATGATGACCAAGGCAGAGCACGCAAAGCGCATCCTGCGCACGCTTCTGGCGGTAGAGAAGGCGCAGAAGGCCCACCACGCGGCGCTTGCGGCTGCGGTTGCGGAGCATGGCGAGGCGCTGGGTCTGCCGGATGAGATCGTGGTGCAGTCTGTAGAGCCGAAGCCACAAGGCGGCGGTGCAGGCAGCGGCAACGGTCCACCGCCGCCCGACGATCTCTGATGATTTGGTGGGGCTGGTGCATGTTTGGGCTCGCGGTGATCTGGGTCGCACCTGGATCGCTGTGGAGACCGGTCGCACTGGCCCTGCTACTCCAATGGGGGCTGATTGAAGGCAGCTACCAGATAACGCTGAATCAGTTCCCCGACGAACTGTCCCGAATCACCGACATCATGGTCATCGCAACCGTTTTGTGCTCTCGCTTCGCTCCGCAAGTTAAATTTGTTCAACCCCATTGGTCCGATTGGCTCATCATTTTACTGTACCCCGTGGTCTGGTGGCTCTACGAGCAATCTGATACACGTGACAAATGGATTGCACTGTACTGGATTGTGATTGTTCAGTTTCTCATCGCAGGCCCGTGGCCTCAGATCCAGCGCGCATTGAGCGCAAATTCGCACGGACCCTTCAGGTGTCCGCAGGAGGCATGAATGACGGGGGTTTTGGGCCATGCCGGATATCGATCTCGGGGCGTTGACAATCCCGGTCTTTGTCTCGATCTTCGGGGCAGGATGGACAGCATGCTTTGCAACATTGGTTCGCCCCATGAGGGAACGCATGACCGCTCTGGAAGCGAAACTGGCGTCGATCGAGGCGGCCAAGGACATTCGCATCGCAGCATTGGAGAAGCGTTTGGGCATCTGGTCCGAAGGCTGAAGCATGATTCCTGTCTCATGGTCTCCCACCGTCTCAAGGCTGCTGAAGATCGCGCTGACCGTCTTGCCCGGTCGCTGGGAGTGGATTTGGAGGACTGAAGGTATGGATGAAGGTGCATTTTTCCAGACGGTGCGAAGCCGGCTCGGTGGCCTCAGTCAGACCCAGGTCGATGGAATCAACGATGTACTTGCAGCCGCGGAAGGTTCGCCGCTCGCCTATACGTCGTACATGCTTGCAACGGCATGGCATGAGACCAACGCAACCATGCAGCCCGTCCGTGAAGCGTACTGGCTGTCCGAGGAATGGCGCCGCAAGAACCTTCGTTATTGGCCGTGGTATGGGCGGGGGTACGTCCAACTCACATGGGAAGGTAACTACCGCAAAGCTGATGCGCAATGCGCCGCAGTCGGCATGATCAAGGCAGGCGAGTTGATCGCAAATCCCGACTTGGCAATGCGACCCGACATTGCCGCGTTCATCATGCGCCGCGGCATGGAAGAAGGATGGTTCACCGGGGTCAAACTCAGCACTTGCCTGCCATCGGAGGGTGTTGCCTCACGCAAGCAGTACATGGATGCACGCACCATTATCAACGGTCGTGACAAGGCTGATCTGATCGAGGATTACGCGCAGGCATTCGAGCGAGCGTTGCGTGATGGCGGATGGTGAGAACCCGCAGACCAAGCGTGCGGCCATTCGCACATGGGCACTCGTCGCCGTCGCTGTAACGAGCGCGTTCCTGATGGTCATGGGTTGGAAGATGGTCGACATCTTCCAGTCGTCCGAGTGGTGCACGCAGGCACTTGGCGCGTCGAAATACGCAGGTGGGCGACCGGAATTTGCAGTGCAGGCATGTGTCGGGTTGATGACGATCCAGCTGAAGGCGATGAGCGTTCCATTCGTCCTGTTGATCGGTACGCTCGACTTGTGCTTGCTCGCTCTCGTTGTAATCGTCCTGACAGGCGGGCGCATCCATTTCTCTGCATCGAAGACGGGGCTTAGCGCCGACATCGGCAAAGGCCCGACAGGTCGACCAAATGACCCGGTGCACGTAACGGAGGATAAATGACCCATGCTCTCGATGCTCACAGGTGTTCCCCGGCCGGTCTGGATCGGTGCTGCAATCCTCGCGCTGCTCGGCATCGTGTTCGTTCTCGGGCGTTGCAGCGCGGGTGACGGCAGCGATGCGGGCGAACAGGCACGGCAGACGACCCGATCCGGTGAAGCGATTGCCGGCGCGGCTCAGGACGCGATATCCACGCTCGAAGGTCGAGAGGCTACCGAAAAAGAAATCGATCGAGCGGTAGCCGATGCCACAAAGGAGATCGACAATGCGAAAGATGATGCTGCTGTCCGCAATGCCGTGCTTGATGCTCTGTGCGTGCAAGACAGTCACCGTGACGACCCCGCCTGCGTCGTGCGCGCGGCTCATCCCTGAAAGTTGGTCCGAGGGCGTCAAGGGGGCTCCTGTGCCTCAGACGGACGGATTGGATCTGCTGGGGCAGGTGAAAGCCTGGGCTGCTGCTTACGTGGCGTCCGAGGGGCAACTGGCGAAGGCGAACGGTCGGACGGCCGATGCTATCGGCATCATGCAGCGGTGTGAGGCGATGGTGAACGCTGCGAGGCCAAAGGATTAGGGTCACAGTCTGAGCGGCATTCATCCGAAGTGTGTCAGATCGACCCAATCCTGAACATAGCGGATTGTACCGTTGGGGCCGGGGATTGGTTCACACCGGATGACTTCGCGCTTTGCACTGGTCGCAACCGGTATCAAACTGCAGCGACAATTAATGTTCGGGATATTGACTAGGACCCACTTCATCACTTCACTCCTATGCGTCACGCGAATCACCTACCACGTGCAAGCTAAATAATCAACTTCCTGCTTTCAGCAATGTACCACTCGTAGTTCAGGTTGCCCCATTGGAAGTCCGATGCGACCGTGCAGTCAGCCACTTGCCACCCTGCTTGAAACGCGATCTTGCGGTCCTCATACACCGACTTGTTCTTGGTGCATACGCGCTCATCCCACGCACCACCAGTCTCAGCCATAACCCGTTCGTACTCGGCTTTGGTCACACCGTTCGCGCGCTTCCATTGTCCGACGACCCCACCTGCAGCAGGTGGGCTGATCTTGACCAGCGGTTCACCGTGCTTGGCGATGTAATAGCGCATGACCCGTTGCATTTCCTGTTCACCGAGCATCAGCCGACTGGACCGGTCGCACTTCGCTCGCAGCATGAAATCGAATGGGTCCGTGTGGCAGCGTATGGTGACTTCCGGTGGAATGTTGTCAACCATCGCCATCACTGCTGCGCGTTGGACAATGGGACAATCGAGTGATTTGTGCCATGCAGGCGGGCTGGCATTGCTGATGCTGTTGACGTAATCGGTCGGGTCGGGGAACCAGTAGGCACCCTTGAGTTTCTGCTTACCCTTGGTGTCGACCGCAATGTAATTGTTCACGTCTCTGATTGCCATGCTTTGGTACTGCACGTCCTCAAGCACCAACTGCGTGTAATCCTGCCACCATTGCTCGATCTGCTTCGCTTGGTCCAGATGGTCACGATGGATCATGTACGAGATTCCGTCCGTGTTGCACTGCACGAGCGACAACGAAGGCACCTCAACCAGTTTCTCCGCGAGCATGCAGATCATCAACTGCCCGTTGATCGGGATCGTCATGGCGTACTGCGGGTCATAGAAGCATGAATAGATGCTGTTCGACTTGCCCCACGCACCATTTGCGGCCAGCTTGAGCGATGCGTTCAGATACGTCCCCTTGGCGTGCAATTTGCGCTCTGCCGGGATCTTCGCGTACTCGGCAACGAACGCTTCCCCGAGATGTTGCGGGGCGAGGCGGTTCACGATCGCAATGGACGGGTACAGGGCCGCAACGTCGATGTCCCGAATAATCCACTCATCGGTCGCCACGTAGCGCTGCCGCTCGACTGAGGCATGCACACCACCCGTCCCGAAGTGGAAGGTGAGCCCACCGACCGAAGCGGACAGGTCGGTGAATACGCCTTTGGTTTTGATTTTGGTGCTCTCGGGGCCGTCGAGATCATCGGGTGTCAACACCTGCTCCAGCATGAACTGATGCACGCGTTGGAACTCGGGATTGTCAAACCGGACGTAAGGGAAAATGATGTCACGCAGAGCGATCCGGTCACGTTGCGTCTGCCGGCGCGTCTTGCGGAACCTGGGGCGCCCATCGGGCCACTCGCCGGATTGCACGCGCTCGTAGCATACGTCCTCACCGAGACGTGCTTCCAGCATCTTCTCACCGATCTTGGTGTCGTTCCATGACAGACACTCAACCCCGAACTGCTCCACCAGCCCCAGACGGAACTCCAGCGCGCCCATGCTGTGATGGGCAAATTTCTTCGTCTCGCGCACATCGTGCAGGTTGTACGGAATCACCTCACCGTCGATGTCGTGTTGCTGCACCGGATCGTCAAACCCGAGGCGGCTTTCACGCACACTGTCCGATCGCATGTTGACCTGTAGCGCCTTGAGACTGGTGCGCTTGGCCTGATTATCGAAGTGGTGCACTTTGAGGAGGTCGATCTGCGGCGCGAACCGGTCGCGTGGCCAGATGGTATGACCGAATCTGTCGTTACTGCCGATAATGGACTTGCTCTTGGCGTAGATGTCCGCGTTGGTGCATTGCGGGTTGTGCAGGATGAAATGGCATATAACGTAGTCATACATTTCTGAGTTGAAGCCAATCATGGGCGTCTGCGTCTGACTGAGCCACGTGAACCACTGCATCAACTGCTGCCGATCGTCGCGCCATGGGGAGATTTCCCACGTCGCGACCGTATCGGACCAGAGGTGTTCAGCGGTCAGGGTCATTAAATTTGGAAAAACTTCAATGTCATAAACTTGTGCATTGTCTAAGGTCATGTTACGCATTGTCATTTTTCAAAACTCGCAACTATGGCCTTAGCCATTAAATATGTCTCGAAATCAGTGAATTGACCCTTCATCCAGTTGTAATGCCAGATCACAATTCGAGTATTTTCATTGGTGTAACCTGCACCGGCAACTATCTGGTCGAGCGATGGTGCTAATGGGTTCATATTTCTTCCGGTTCTGCGCCTGTACCCACTCGAAAGATCGAAAGGTATTCCCGTGACAGAACAGACACCTCTCTGCAGCATTTCAGTGACTTTTTCCAAAGTGAGCGTTGCAGATGCATCCCTCGCATGTGCACCGCGCCAAAGTGTTTTTGCTCTACCGTGAATTGATGAATAGTATTTATCGCCTCTGCGTGCTATAGCATCTCGACCCTCGTTAGTTTCCCTCAGACGCTTTGATCTATCACTACTTTGTTTTCTCACATGCTCGTTGTTTTTGTATCTTTCGCGTGAGTACTCCCGGTGACATGATTTACAAATCGGGTAATGTCCATCACCACGCCTCTGATCGATATAGAAATCATCGATCGATTTGTTACAGTGCTTCTGTTTTTTATTCACTACCTTTCTCACGCACCTCATCCAGCACCTTGCCGCACTGCACCGACCAGATGTCCATGCGCGCCTGCAAATGGTCAATTGCGCGCCGGGTGATCCAATTGTCCACTGCGGACCAGATGACGGCGCATACGAACAGGCCGACCGCGATGTTCATTTCCGCTGCTTCCTGCACTCGCCCGGATTGCACGCCTGGCCGCAATTGACCTCAGTGACCGGGCAGATCACGGTCGGGATGCGCGGGTCGGTGTGGCCGGCTGTGCATGGGCCTGGACCGCATCGTATGCAGGGCGTGTTGTCGGTAAAGAATGCATCCGGTGTGGATACGAGACAGTATGCATCAGGCGGTGCATCAACGGTCGTTTGACACTTCGGCTCGATCATGATGCGCGGATCGCTGATAGCGTCCCTGAGCGGCAATTCCGGCTCACTGTCGGCCTCACGCAACACTTCGGTCAACTTCTCGCAATAGTGAGCCGCTTTGCCGATATTGTCGGCGGGCGCGTCCTTGTCGGACATACGCATCACGTATTTCAGTGCGTTGCCGCGATAGAAGCCGATTCGCTGTTCGAGCGGCCAGGTATCGACAACCGACCACGGTTCGACACTCATGCGCTTGTAGTGATCACCGCCATGCTGTCTGTCTTGTGCTGTCACAACTCACCTCTATATCCCGACGCATCACGCGCCATTTGCACCAGATCGTCCATGTCGGACGGTTCGAGTTCACGCTTGCACACATCGTAGAACTTCGTGCGGAAGTGTACGCGAGATCGCTCAGCCTTGCGCAGAATGGACAATTCACGCTGTGCATTGTTGAAGTCGATCCGCTTGAACCGTAATGCTGTACGTGCCCGCGCGGCCCACAGCGGGTTTATGTCCCCCAACGCCTTAGCATGGTCGAGTTGGGCCGTGATTGCAGCACAGTCATCATTCAGTTCATTAATGCGATCTTGCAGTTCTTCGATTTCGGTCATGTCTCACCCTAAAAAGGCACACAGTCTTCGTACTGGAGCATCCCCGATGGAGCGCGACAGGGTTCTGTCCATCGCGCTCCACACTTCTGGCATGCCCCTATTTCATCGCGGGGCGGGCATGCCCGGATAGGGTGCCGCGGGCGGCTGCGGGGCCTGAGGTGCACCCGGAATGAAGTCAGTGGCCGGTGGCGGCATCTGCGGGGCAGGCGGGGCAGAGGACGGGGAAGCCGGAGGGGGTGCCGCCGTGTAACCAGGTGCCGCAGCCGGAGCAGCATGTGCCTGTGGCGGGTTTCCCGGTGCGGGTGCCGGGGCCTGTGGCGGGTTTCCCGGTGCGGGTGCCGGGGCCTGAGGGGCTGGCGGTGCGTATGCGGGCTGCTGCGGTGTCTGCGGTGCAGGAGCAGCAGGCGGCTGACCCACAGTCGGTGCACTGACCCCAGGCGGCAACTGAGCGGCCTGACCGCCGAACGCCGCCATCGGGTCGCCTGCACCACCACCGGTCTGAATAGCCTCGCCGTCACCGACCTTTTCGAGCAGCATCGGGTTCACGTACAGGCCGGGCGAGTTGCCGCCGTGAGCCTTCGCGTTCACCTTGATCCGCACGTAGTCACCGCACTTGATCTGGTCCTTGCCGATCTGGAAATAGGCACCGTTGTTCAGCACGAACATCTGCGGCATGCCGGGCAGTTCGGTCGAAAACGTCAGGACATAATGACCCGCATAGCCCGGACGCTGATTGTACGGGGTGCCGGCCTGATTGCGCTGCTGGTTCCACGGTGCATCGGCGCGATCGCCGTCGACGTACTTCCACGCAAACTGCGGCGGGATGCCGTTGCTGAAAGTCGTCCCGGCTTCGTATTCGAGCCACGGCTTGATGTGCTGGTCGAACTCGGCCTTGGGGAACGCCACGCCGAACACGGTCTGTTTGATCGGCTGCTGCGTGGTCTGATCGAGGACGGGCTGACCATCCTTCTTCTTGTCCCGCGTCTCGCCAGGATGACCAAACACGATCCGACCGACCGTGGTGGTGAACTCTGATCCATTCTCACTCATGACTCTGATACTCCTAGAGTTGCGTCTGATCGAACGTGTAGCATTTAGCCGACCGATCATAATCGATCAGGTCAGGATGGTCGGCAATGAATTGTTGAATGTCGGTCGATGCGACCTGTGTTGTCACTTTGAATTTATCTACGACCTGCTGTCGTCGAATCATCCCGTATGTTTGCAGGTTGGCACGAATGAAGTCCTGTCGCTGTTGCTGAAACCACGTCATTCTTCAATCACCGGACCCATGTCCCACACCGTTTCAACATCGCACGATTCGGCCAATTTCGGGCCGAGCACGGACATGTTGAACACCGGGTGACTGAAACCCATGATGCCAAGCCGAACCACGCCACCATTATTTAGTGCTTCAAGGTCTTCCGCAGTCGGCTTGTAGACCGAATACATGAAGTTTTGCCCCGATAGCGTATCGACGGCATCGGTGACGAAAACCGCACCACATTCACCATCTAGGGTCTGATCCCACCCTTTCGGTGCACCGATGGCACGAGCACCGGGGAACTTACACATTTTCATGACTGCTCACCCTCATCGTCCATGATAATGAATTCCGACCACGAACGATATGTTCGCGTCCACCCTCCGAATTGAGAAATTCAGTTTCGCTGCCCGAGTGTAGGACCATGCAGAGAAACAATGGTTCGCCACGGTCAATGATGATACCTTCGATGTAGGCTGCCCTTCCACGCGATTTCTTCGGATATGTGTTGATCAGAGTGACTTCCTTGTGAAGATATGTTTTCTTCAACAACTCAATCATTCGGTCATGATCTTGCTTGATCGCATCGAACGTCAACTGGCGAAGTGCATCATCCTTGAGCAAGCGATTCGGTGTGACATCATCCATTTCCAAACGCCTCCCTCGCTTCACGATCTTCATCGATCCTGGTCAATTTCTGCCCGATCATCGGGCGAGTTGTCATCTGCTCAATCACTGCATCGGGTACACCGCGGCGCTTCGCTTCGGCCGGCGTCACCAGCCCGTCCTTGGAGCAGTCGATGCCGGTGATCGCGCGCACCAATCCACCCGTCAGGCCGGTGTTCCACTTCGTGTGTCCGTAGCGCGGCTTGAGCCCGAAACCTTGGAACGCGTGACCCTCACCGATACGGTGGGTCATCAGTTCACCAAGCGCATCGCGTCGGGCCTCCATCGCCTTCACGGCATATTCGAGCAGGTCGTACTGCTGCGCAAGCACCGGATCTGGCAGATCGTCGCTGAACGTCTGCGCAGTCGCATCGATCGCCCGCATGTCGCGTTCACGCGCTGCCGGGCAATCTGCAAGAGCCGGGCACTTTATGCACATGGGGCCGGTCTGCAGCGTCTCGGGCGCCTGCGAAAGACGATCCACGATGCGCGCATGGTAGGACATGAGCATCTGGTAGTCGATGCACCACTCGCGCAGTGGCCCCTTGTGGTGGAATGCGCGCGGTTGGTGCACCCGAAGCACGATTCGATCCGGGGCAGACTGGTTCGAAATGCACCACCCGATCGCGTGGGACAGAAGGGTCCAGTTCTCGTAAGGCTCGACAGTGCGAAATCCGGTCTTGAACTCGTCTATGGTGAGTGTGCTGGCGTCGCGACAGACCACATGGTCCGCTCTGCCTCGCACCTCACCCCATGACGTGTTGACCTCCATCTGCCCGCAATCGAGCGCACTGACGTACTGCGACGTGTACTCGATCATCGCGTCAGTGATGACGTGGCCGTTATGTGCGCGCATCCCGGCCCGCACGTCTCGCCCGTCGAACATCTCCTGAGCGAGCCAGTGTGCTGCGGTGCCTTCGGCGCGCGCTTCGTCCGTTACGGACGGGGGCAGCGCCGGGACCATTTCGGTCGACCCGAGGCACTGCATGACCCTGGGAAGGTCGGTAGCTGTGGTGGAGATCATTGCTCACCATCCGGTATGTGATAGCCCGAACCATTGCCAACTAGGCGCCACTTGCGCTTGCGATTGATCGCCATCTTGCGCTGCAAGGCGTCCGCAAATCCGGGGATGCGGCAGAGGCAAATCACAACGTCGGCAGCTTCTATTGCCGGGTCGCAATCAATATCCTCAAGTTCGTCGAACTCTTCGCGTGCCCGCTCTATGATCTGCTCGACTGTGGCGGGACCGAACGTGTCGTCGCACCATTGGTTGATGGTTTCCCACGTCTCGGGGCTCATCTCACACCTCCATTGGACCGGGTGCACCACTCAGCACACCCGGTCCATGTGTTCACCAGCGCTGTTCGTTGATCATCGTCTGCACGACCCACGGAATCATGTCCGGGTTGGTGCCGAGATCGGTGAGTGATTGCAGCGGGCGCTGCCACGCCGCCGCAGCACGCTGTGTCAGATCGGTCAGGTAGTCGGTATCGACCTTACCCGATGTGCCGAGTTCGGACAGCTTGCCGAGGAAGCCGGGGAAATCGATCGTCGCAGGGTCAACCGGAGCAGGCGGCGGGGTCGGTGCAGCGATCGGCTGCGGGACAGGTGCCGGAGCGGGCGCGGGTGCCGCCACAGGGGCCGGCATCGGCGCGGTCGGTGTGGTTGCAGCGGGCGGTGGCGGCGCTGCACCACCGCGCAATTCCTGCTCGACCTGGGCCACGAGTTCGTCGCTGACATTGCGGCGCCGCTTCCACGTTCCGTCCGCCTTGGTCGCCTTGTTGCCGGCATGAATGCGTTCGTCCCAGCGCAGACCGGCCGAATCGGTCTCGGGAGCATCCGGTGCAGCCGGGCCATCGTCTCCTTCATCGTCATCATCGGGCGATGTGGTCGAGGTGGGCGGCGTGGGCAGGGACGGTGCACTCGGGGTCGGAGCAGCCGAACTCGGCGCGTTGGGCGGCGATACCGGGGCGACCGGAGTACCACCGCCAGTGGACGTGGAAGGGGCGTTTCCCGGTACGGGTGCCTCTGGATCGATCGCAGCGAGCACACGAGCAATTGCCGTGGCATCACCCTCGATCGTAAGGGTCAGTTTCGTCATTTTCAGTCACTCCATCATCGTGCGTCATTTGCTTCACCGTGGTACGTCAGGCGGGTTGACATGTAAAGCGGAAACTTTCACAACGGTAAGCATAGAGTGACAAGGAGATTCGAAATGGGCTGGCCGGGTTATTGGATGGGGTTTGTGACAGGGGCACTGATGGTCTCCCTGCTATGCAATGCCCTGCTGACGAAGATATTGGCAGGGGTAAATCAAGCACTCAGCGACTGCAACGAAACTCTGGACGACAACATTTCGGTTCTCCGGCTTCTAGTCAAGGATTACCAGCTGTGATCCAGATCCCCGCAGAAACCATCGCCCGACACGCAACACTCGTCCGGCGTGCCAAAGATCCCAATTTCCAGGCATTACGACTCGAGTCGGGCATGGTAATCTCGTGCGACCGCAAATTGCTCGCCATTGAGCAGATCGTGCCGCAGTTCGAAGGCACGTTCCACTTGCGGCTGTCGGGCGATCTGGTGCGTCAGTGCGAGACTGAAGCCGGCCTCGGTGGCACCGTCTCGATCGTCCCGAACGATATGCTCGCCTACACCACCGTCAAGACCAGCTACGGATGGTCGACGCAAGAAAATCTCTACGTGCCTGTGAACGGTGAACTCGGGCGGTGGCGCGAGGTGATCGCACCCTGCCGCGAACCGCTCAATGCACCGGGTGTCGGAAGCGCCATGGTCTGGGATGCGGCATCGATCGCAGCGCTTGCCTCTGTCAGCCCGTCCGGTGATGTCGTGTTCGAGCGTATCATCGATCCGAACCAACGGTGCACGATGATGCGAGACGTGACGACGGCTGATTGGGTGGGATTTTTCCTGCCGCAGAAACAGGACGGGTTGTATCATGCACCCGCCGAAATGCCGGGGTGGTTACGGGTAGGAGAATAGACATGGATGACAATTTCATCGCTAAACTACATGCTGAATTTGGTGCAGAAGTAACCGCGTGTGGCAGTCGGGTCACATGTAATCCTGCACCTATCGACACAGATGCTGATTTTCTCGTTGTGGTCGATAGTCATAGAAATCTGTCCGAACTTGTCGGTTATCTCGACGAGCAGAAATGGCATTGGGAGGGTGCAACCGAACACTATCAAGATTTGGCTCGGGACACGTTCATGTCGTGGCGAAAAAGCAATGAGAACTTGATTGTTACGACTAACACCGACTTCGCGCAAAAGCACAAGATTGCCACGCGAATATGCACACGGTTGAACCTGATGAACAAGCAGGATCGCATCATGGTGTTTCAATCTGTCCTGTACGGTAACACCGAGTGGGGTGTCTAATCTGTGAACTACGAACACTGTCGGGTCAAACATGACCCACCTCACACATACGGCGACTGTCTGCGCGCTTGTGTCGCGTCGGTCATGGAACTCGACTACACGCAGGTGTCGCACTTCATGCACGACAACCCGGAACCGTCCGTGGCGATGCAGCGGTTGCGCGACTGGCTCGCACCGTTCGGTGAGGCGCCGTTCATCATGCACCTGCCGGGTGAACCACTCGAACTGATTCTGGACCACATGGCCCAACTCAACCCCACCTCCGTATATCTGCTGTTCGGCGGCACTCGGGGCGGTGGGGGCCATGTGGTCGTGTGCAAGGGCGGCAAGATCGAATGGAACCCGTCATGGACCGATGAACCGCTCATTGGGCCAGGAGCGGGCGATGTGTGGCAGGTGATGGTTTTGGGGCGGGTGTAAATCATTGATCACTCTCAGACCCGACCAGGCCGCACTCAAGCAGGGCATTTACGACCACTGGCAATCCGGTGCACAGAATGTTGTCGGTGTGCTTCCGACCGGTGGCGGCAAGTCAATCATTGTGTCTGACATCGTACTCGACCGACACAACCAAGGCGCACGACAATGCATCATTGCGCACCGGAATGAACTGGTCGGCCAGATGTCGATGCACGTGGCGCGCCGTGGGATCAAGCATCGAATCATCGGCTCCAAGTCCACCATTGCAGGCATCGTGCAGGAACACCGTGCCGAATTTGGCCGGTCACTGGTGAACCCCGATGCAGGTTGTGCGGTCGGGTCGGTGCAAACCATCGTTTCACGTGCGGACGACTTGAAGCAGTGGGCTGCACAAATCGACGATTGGACGTTGGATGAGGCGCATCATTTGCTCCGCGAAAATCAGTGGGGTCAGGCCGTCCGACTGTTCACCAATGCGCGTGGTCTTGGCGTAACCGCCTGTACGATCCGGGCTGATGGTATGGGTACCGGGCGCCATGCTGACGGGTTGTTCGACGCGATGGTCGTCGGGCCGAACATGCGCGAATTGATCGATTTGGGCGGCATCACCGATTACGAGTATGTCGTCGCGGAATCAGACTTCTCGATCGATGACGATGCGGTCACTGCCAAGGGCGACTTCAGCCCCAAGAAAATGACCGCGGCGTCCAAGGGGTCGCACATTGTCGGCGATGTCGTCGAACAGTACATCAAGTGGTGTGCCGGCAAGCGTGCGATCGTCTTCGCCACCGATGTCGAAACGGCGAACGACATGGCCGCGCGGTTCAATGCGGCCGGTATCGCCGCCGCGTCCGTAAGCGCCAAGACCGACACACTGGTTCGCCGCGACATGATCCGACGCTTTCGCGATGGTCGGTTACACGTATTGGTCAATGTGGACCTGTTCGATGAAGGATTCGACGTACCGGCCTGCGAGGCAGTCATTCTCGCCAGACCCACAATGTCGCTGAACAAGTACCTGCAGATGTGCGGTCGTGCACTGCGCATCTTTGCAGGAAAGCAGTACGGCCTCATCATCGACATGGTGAGCAACTACAAGCGGCACACCTTGCTCATCACCGGTCGCCCGGTCCCGCAGACCCTCGACCGACGTGAGAAGCGAGCCAAGCGTGCCGTTGATCCCGACGACATCCCACCACGTGCCTGTGGCGAGTGCAGCCGTCCATACGAGCGAGCCCTGCCACGTTGCCCGTATTGCGGGGCCGAGCCACCGTTGCCCGCGCCGGGCGCACGCTCGTTGGAGCAAGTGGATGGCGATCTCATGCTGCTCGACCGTGAGCGCCTTGCCCAGATGCGGGCCGCAATGGCTCTTGAGGCGCCGGGTGACATGGAGACTCGCGTTGCGCACGCTGCCGGCCCGGTCGCAGGTGCCGGGGCGCGCAAGCGGCAGCAGGACAAGATCGCGGCCCAGGGCAGGTTGCAGGCAGCAATCGAGCAATGGGCCGGTGTGCGCCGTCATATGGGCGACACGGACCAGGTGAGCCATCGTCGCCTGTGGCTGGCGACCGGAATGAGCGCATTGGACATGTTGGCCGCTGATCGGTCGACGGCAGATTACGAACGTGACGCAACAATGATAGAAGGATGGTATAATGGATGATTTCACACCCCAGATGCGCTCGCGCATGTCTCGAATGCTGCAAGTGCTCAAGTCCAATCCCGGCATCACCGTGACCCAGGCAGGCTATGACCTCGGGTGGACCAAGGGACAGGCGATGCGCGTGTTGCAGAACCTCAAGAACAGCGGTCAATATCGCACGCCTGACAAGACCAAGGATCAACTGGCCGAACTGGTCAGTGCGGGTCATGCGATCGATGACGCCGGTCAGATCATGGGCATGTCGTGGGGCAGGACGAGTCAATTGTGGCAGGAGATCATATCGGATCTCGGATGGCAGGCAAGGGCATGATTAAGTACGCTCCTAGCCACCCCGTCCAGATTTTTATTGCTGGAGACTATGACGCAGCGTGCGACATTTGCGCGAAATATTGCGATGATGTTGGATTTTGCGTCACTGTTACACGCACAATATATGTCTACACTGGCGGTCGGGAAGACGGGGTAATTGTGGGTTTGATCAATTATCCGCGTTTTCCAGCTACACAAACGGAAATCATGAATCATGCCGGGCAATTGGCAGCATTGCTCTGTACGGGTTTAGATCAACAGTCGTATTCAATTCAAAATGCGGATCAAACCGTCTGGGTAAGTCATCGACCGGAGGATAATTGATGTTACAGATTAGTCTCAGTGGTGGTCTTGCCAGTGCTGCTAATGCTCTACTCGCACATGAAGCGGGTGAACCATTCATCATGTGGTTTGCTGATACGACCATTGAGGACGATGATCTATATCGATTCCTCTATGATATTGAGCGATTGAATATTGGCCCGCTAATCCGTTTGAAGGATGGTCGTGACCCTTGGGACGTGTTTGTCGATGAAGAATACATTGGCAATAGTCGCACAGCACCGTGCAGCCGTATTCTAAAAACGGAACTGATACAACGTCAACTCGATTTACTCACTGCACCAGGTGATCCAGTAGTGATCGGTTTCAGCCATGATGAAGATGAACGACAAGAGCGAGCAGTCACACGCTGGGCACCACGTCCAGTACGTTCGCTTATTGCTGAACAGAAATTATCTGGTGGGGCGGTCGAACGACTGGTCTGCGAGAAATATGGGATTAGAAAGCCTCGTTTATACGATATGGGATTCATCCATAATAATTGCGGTGGGATGTGCCCTCGTGGTGGGCAGGGTCAATTTGCCATGTTACTTGATAAGCGACCGGCATTATACATGAAGCATGAACAGCGCAATGAATGGGCAAGGCGATCGATTGCTCAAAAAGTGCAAAAGAGAATGAATGCCGGCATCTATAAAGGTAAACATAAACATGCGATAGATGCTGCAGGGGGTTTCATTCGGGTAACACGTGACAAAACCACCGAATACCTACACATGAAGGAATTTCGTGAACGTGTGCAATCTGGCGAACTAATTCCTGCCCGTTATGAGATGGGTGGATGTGGTTGCTTCACGGACGATGCTTGATCATGCGTGACCACCGCGGCCGATACCTGCCCCACCCCGACCCACTGACGCGCTTTCTCAATTATTGCCGGTTCGACCCGATGACCGGCTGCGTCCTGTGGGTCGGTGGGCGTACTCGGGGCAAGGGTCACACGGGTTGGTACGGGTGCTTCAAGTACAAGGGTAAATCTTGGAAAGCGCACCGATGGGCAGCAAAATTCATCCTCGGGCTGCGAGTGGACGATCTGGTTCAGGTGGATCACTGCTGCCCGCATGGGCCCAACACGCTCTGCGTGCGACACCTGCAGTCTGTGACACCAGAGGTGAACCGCGAACTCCAGTGGGTCAGGGTGCAGGTCGGCCTCGATCCCGAACCTGATCCGGTCGAACGCACCGATGCAGGGATACCATTTTACGAAGCGCCTGAGTGGGCGCGAGGATTGGAGGTCATAACGTCATGCACTTCTACGCAAACGATCCAGACTGCGCCGTTCTGACGGCCATGCTGGCAGCACAGGGTCACACCTTGCGCACGATCGATCCCGATGGGGCGTGTGCGAAAGCTGCGCTTGCTGCTGGAGGTAATATAATACCTCGCGTGCCAACGCTGTGGGAGCCGGCACACGATCTTGCCGCTCGATATGGCGGATCTGGGCCACGTGCAGCAGCCGAAGCGATCGCGGTGCTTGGTGACAATGGTGTCACACCGGTCGACATGATACTAGGTAAAACGCTGATGGACTATGGGATCGTGCGGTACAGACCGGACCAGATGGGGGAGGTGTTGGGGTATGCCGATCATGCAGATTACTGAAGCCCGTTTCGGTACGAATTACATCGAGCAAGAGGTGACAATCGTTGCACCGGGGATCGGAATAACCGATTGTTGGGAATGCGGCGGTGACGGTGATTGGACGAAATTCCACCCAGAACCTGAAACATTGACCGAACCTTTGAAATGTGTGAACTGCAAGGGTTCCGGCAAGCAATACGTGGACGCATGGGATGCTATCTGAAACCGCAGTCCAGCAGCAGACACGCCTTGCACTGGCCCGCATTGGTGGTCTTCCCATGCGCAACAACATGGGCGCCTTCACCGACACCGACACCGGGCGTGTCACCCGGTTCGGCCTGATGAACGAAAGCAAGCAGCAGAACGAACGCTTCAAGTCCGGCGATCTGTACTGTCCGATCCCGATCGTGATCCAACCGCACCACGTCGGAAAACTGATGGGCGTGGCGGGTCATTTCGAGATCAAGCCAGAAGGCTGGCAACTGCAGCCCTCGGACAAGCGAGCACAGGCGCAGCTACGGTTCATCGAACTAGTCCGGTCGGTTGGCTGTATCGCCGGCTTCGTGACCCACCCGGACCAGGTGGAGCAGTATGTGGGGGCGTGGCGGTAGGTGGGTCACTTGCAGTGCAGCAAATGCTCCATCGCGACCTCGACAGGGCCGGGAATAGTGCTGCCGCTATTCTCCCACTTGCTGATCGTCTGCCAGCCGTGGGCGCCCATACGTAGCGCCTCGGCAAGTTGCTTCTGCGTCATGCCGAGGGCTTTGCGGGCGGTGCGGAATGCAGCGGGGCTCATCACATATAGTATCCAGCAATGGTCTTGAAGGTTTCCCAATCAATCCTAGCCCGCCTCGCCTGTTGCGCTACACGTACTATTGCTCTCTTTGCTGCTTCCACCTCAGTATGATGTTCAGCAAAATTTTCCACTTTCCTCAAAGATTCTTCTTCGCGCTTACGTTTTTCACCTTCAAAGGCCAAGTTATCCAGCGCCTCGCGTGTTTCATCGAGAAGAGTTTTTGGGCTGAATTTCTGTCCACGATAAGCACGATACATTGCGGAATGTTTTCCATCATACCAATCACCGCAAATACTGCGAACTTCAAAATTTGCACAGACGATTGCCATCTTACATTCTCCTATCGGCGGGATCATTCCCTGCGAATCATTTATATAGGATATGTCCTATATCGTCAAGCGAAACCTTTCCTCGCCCCCAGCGCAGTTGACACCATGGTAAGCACGCGCTATCACCCACCCCATGGGTAGTGTTGCTCAAGGCGCCAAGAAGCGGATCGAGATCCTCAATGCAGGTCTCGAACTCTGGCGCGCACATGGTGAAGCCGCCGTAACGGCTCGTGCTGTGGGGCAGCGGGTCGGCATCAGCCATGCGGGAGTTTTACATCACTGTAAATCAGCGAGCGGTCTGCGCCAGGCTGTCGCCACATGGGCCGTCGAGCAGCAGGATCGCACTGTCGTTCCGCAACTCATCGTTGGTCGGCATCCCGCGGCAGACTTGCTCACTCCCGAGCAACGCGCGCAGTACCTAGCCTCTCTCTGAACTCGGCCGGCATTGCCCGGCACCTGAGCAATGTGTTCATCGCACCTTGGGCCATCAGTCGACCGCTGCACCACAGCGTGAGATGGCCGGTGCTGGTGGTGCAAATGGACCATGTGCCATATCGGTGCATCGCCGGGACGGGTGAGGCTGGTCGGAACAGGTCGGTCATGATCGCTCGCGGATGGCTTGGGCGGCATCTAGCCCCGCCTGCGTGGGCTCTACCTTAGTCATGGCTGGGCTCCAGTTGTTCGGGATTGTAGATATGAAGCGCGCCAGCAACTTCGGCGACGGTACATTCAACCACCAAGCGGCGTTGACCTTTTAGGTTAGTGAAATCCGCGACAATGACTCCCGGCCACGCGTAGCCCTTCACCTTGCGAACCTTGTCGCCTACCTTCATTATCCGTTCTCCTTGAGGTGTTCGCGGCGTTCGATGGCGTCGGCGAGAACCACGCTAGCGGCATCAATTGCATCGTCGCCAAATTCAGTGCGATACAACCACTCCACCACCTGCCTTGTCCACGCTTCCTCGGCTGCTGCGTAGGCGGCGCGGGCTTTCTGAACTCCATCTGCAACGTCTTGAGGGGCAACGCCCATCGGACAACACATGTCTATGTCGTTTGCGGCCATCCAGTTGGCGCATTCGCGTAGCCACGCCTCTGCCTGTTGCAGGGCCTCCACCACATCCTCAGGCGCGGCGGGCGTGGGGCGGGTGTTATCATAAGGCACCCTGACTACGCGCCCATCTGGATAAGTCTCGACGCGCAAAACGCTGCTGTCGCCAAAGTCGATGGTTGCTTTGCAGTCTGGGCAATGCCACTCCATCACAGTCCACGCACCTTTAAGCGCATTCTTGTGGTCGCACGGTTCCAGCTTCTCAGTCATCTTGCTTGCCTCCTGGAATGGTATTGCTCGGAAGGCCGTCGACGAAATCTTGCCAGCGCCCCGTATTCACGATGAACTTGTCTCTCGTTTCGAGGTTCTTCCGCAGCCGCTCGATCTCCTCAGCCTGTGCGGCTAGGGCGGTGGCGGCTTGGCGACGCTCTGCGTCTGTTTCAATGATCGACTTACGAGTTTCGCCATAAGCCGGATGGCTAAACGTATTACAGTTCAACCGCTCGATCAGCCCTTTAAGGCGCTCTGCATCATAGGGTTCGATCATGGGGTATGCTCCTTACGCCGAAAGCTGTTCGGGCAACCGTGCATAGAATATCGCGCTGGGCACTCTTCAATGCGCTTGCGGTCGCTGGCGATTTGCGCCGCAGCTTGCCGTATCAACTCGTAAGCCACATCACCCATTTCCCCCGGAATTGGGTTCTCGCAACACAGGTCTGCGAACCCCAATAGACGGGCTTCCAATGCGCGGCGTCTCTCGATGCTCATCACCCTTCCCCTTCAGCTATTGCGCGCAGACAGGCAGCGAGGAGAGCGAGGGCGGGGGTGGAGGCGGTGCCGCGATACGGTTTGCCTTTATTGCGCACCCATATTTCAGCTTTGGCTTTTCCACGCCACGCGCCTTTAAGCAACCACCAAGGATCATGCCCTGTCCCGTTTGGAAGCAGCGCTATGACAAGATCGATGCTACCCGTGTAGTTTGGCACTGGATCTGACAGGCGACGGTTGAAGCCATCTTTGGAGCGGTTTCCCCAACTGTCGGCTCCGCAATCGACGCAATCAAATCCAATATCGCTTTGTGCTCCTGTCCTCACCGTGTTTGGATGCAGGCACATGCCCTGTTGGCGGGCAACCTCCGCATCCAGCGCCCTATCCGCCCCCTGCGCAGCTTCAACGCGCTCTGCCTGCTTTAGTAGGGTGTCTCTATCCATGGCTTGCGCCTCCCGTTAGCCCTTCCATAATCCGGCGGGCATAGGAGCCAACATCCTGCGCTGAGTACCTCCACCCCATCTTGATGTAGTAACGCTCAGCGATACGCAGCGCCTCGGCCACGGCGCTGTCTTTCTCGTCCTGCTTCTCTCTATCCATGGGTCAGGTCTCCGTTACACCACCCACCACACGACCGCCCACACCACTGCTGCGATCGGTGCACCCCAGAGCATGCCGCGACCCCACAAGTCGTCATCATCCATGCTTTCGATATGACCATGACCGAAGTCAGTATGCCGGCGTTGGGTCGGGTTGGTCCAGTTGTCGCGTCCGGTGCTGTGGTATCTCATCGAATCACTCCTGTTGCGTCAGGTGATTCGAATACCACGGGAAAAATCGGGCGTAAAGGGGATTGACGGCATCGACCGAATGAGCCTACCACATGGTCATGTCCGAAAAGCCGATCCTGACAGCGCTGGAAACGAGCCGCCTGCTCGAAGTCGATCCGAAGACCTTACGCAAGTGGGTCAAGGAAGGCAACTGCCCCGTCCCGCCCATAAACGGCGTCCGACCGCCCCGATGGCGCCGTGCGGACGTTCTGGCATGGGTGGGGAGTGCGAGCGAGTGACTAGCAATCGCATCGGTCGAGGGTTGACATACATCGGCGATTATAAATGGTGCCCGAGATGTGGGCAATACAAGCACTTCGACGATTACACAAAAGACAGATCGAGTTCACACGGAGTCAGTAATTATTGCAAGCCGTGTACTCGTGCATACAATAGACGCAGGGATCACCGAAAGCAAGACCCCGAGTATGCAAAAGAATACAGGAGAAGGCCGGAAGTAATAAAAAGAATTAAAAAACAGGCCCGTGATCAATACAATGACCCAATGAAGAGAGCCAAGACTTTAGTCAATTTAGCTAAAAGGTCGCGTGCAAAACGAAAAGGGTTAAAATTCGACATTACACCTGAAAATATAGGAGAAAGGATTGCGAATGGTAAATGTGAAGTTTCAGGTGTACCGTTTGACATCTTTTCAACTGTCGGGCGAAATGCGTTTGCCCCATCATTAGATAGAATAAACTCTGACGGTGGTTACACCACAGACAATGTTCAAGTTGTCTGTAAGATGTTTAATTTTGGCAAAAACGAATTTCCGCAAGTTGACTTCATAGCGATGTGTTGTGCGGTTGCCGAATTATATCGTGATGATCCGGCTGTGATCCAGCGTTTGAAAGAAGTCCGCAATGCTGAGTTTTGAACATGCACACGCATTCATTGCGGTTCTGGTCGGCGACCCTGCCACGGCGGTACTCGACTTCCGCGCCCTACATCCCACTGACAAAGGTGATCTTGGTCATCCGCATCGCGGAACTTTGCTTGGTTCTTGGGAATGGATCACGACCATGAACACCCGCGGGCTCGGCATTTTCGTCGCGGTCAATGAACTGGACGGGGTGGGCCGGTCGCTGGAGAACGTAACTGCGGTCAGGGCCCACTTTGTCGACCTGGACAATGCGGCGGCCGAGGTGAACCTGTCCCGCGCGCTCCAATCCGAGCCGCCGCCTTCCATGGTGGTTCGGTCCAGTCCAGGCAAGGCGCATGTATACTGGCCTGTCATGGGCTACCGCGATAATGACCGCTTCCAGACGTTGCAGCGCCGGCTGCGCCAGACATATGATTCTGACCCCGCCGTAATCGATGCAACGAGGGTCATGCGT